GCAATACTCAGAGACAACAAACCATTCAAAATCATTGCTCCTCAGGAGCATATCCAACAATACAATGCTGCTAAATGCGACATAGCTGCATAAAATACTATGAACCCAATGAATCAATATCTTTCAAAAACGATATTTTCACCAAGGGGAAAGTCCGCCCTTTTTTAGTCATAAAATAAAATAGATTTTTTCTCATTTAACTATTGACATTTATTAGCTGGACTTTGTCTGTATGCTTCCGTAAATTGTGTCTACATCAAACGATATGATCACACTGTCCTGATGCGGATAGGTATCCTTAAATTCAAACCCGAAGTTATAAACATCCAGAATTCTCTCGTCATGAATCAGTGTGTCTCTGATAAGGAAGGGCATTTCTGCCTCTATATACTCTCTTGTTGCAGTGTTCCTTATAACACTGTCACGTATTTCGCTGCCATACTGACTGTCATAAATAAGGCAATGAAAACGAGGTGTCAGAAGGGCTTTCTTTATGAACTGCTTAACAGCCTCCTGCTCATCTATGAATCCGGCAATCCGACCAGCTTCCCAGTCTATAGCGTAGGTTCTTGATGTGATCGTTTCCTCGTCTTCAATGGCAGCAACCGGAATAGCTATGTCAACCGCCATCTGATTACCCCTTTCTGTCCAAAATGTAATATTGTTTTCCGCTGTTGAATGCCAGCAGATAAACGGTATCGCCTTTCTTTAGTGCGTTATGAATCATAAGAACTCCGTCTCTGACAGTAAATGTTGCCAGAAAATGGGAATGTGCTCCATCATCGCTTCCGCTTAGTTCCTCATGTGTATGCTTTCCGTCCGTCTTCGTTTTTGATATGAGAGAGCCGGCTCCCGTTTCCAGATCAACCTCGACCTGGTAGTCCGTAAGGCTTCTCGGTACCACAAGCGAATTGGCGGTTAATACCATTTTTGCATCATTCTTCAGCGTGACTTCCAGTGGAGAGGCGGATGTTACAATTCCCTCCTTCACACTCGGTGCTTCCGGTGCCATTGATTGTATCAGCTGTTTTATTCCGGTAGGTGTTTCCTGATCTGCCATAATCCATCCTCCTAACTAAATGTGCCATCATCAACCCAACCAAACACCCTGCTCTTGCTGTCTGTGTGCTCTAGGTGCCATGGGTGAGCCTTGCCTTTTGCAATGTGAGTAATCTTGGCCGGACCTGCATTGCATCTGGAGCCGGTAGGCTTGCTTGCGGTACTGTTCACATAGTGGTAACCGCCATTGAACTGCACAACGTCTCCTATCTTGTGTTCAGAGCTTGTCTGTGTTGAGCCTGATGATTTTGTCACAGGCTCTGCAAAGTTAAGCTTTAAGGTCATTGTATGGCTTTCTCTTGTGTACTTGTGGGTGTCTTCATCAATAAAAAAAGACCGTTTTAATCCAAGATGAGGGATGATAACATAAACACATTTTCCGGATACAGCTTCCGATACTCCCATGCCAGAGACCTTCAAACTCTGCTCCGGTGTCCCCTTTTCATCAAAGATTGATTCGACCAGCTCCTGCATCTGTGCGGCTGTGTAGGAATCGTCCACCGACTTTACCTCCATGAAGGTACCAATCTTCGATTCCAGCTCGGTATTGGCTTTCTCATACACTATCGCATCCTCCTTCGACAGGAGCCTTACTCTGGTTCTTATCTTCTCAATGCTCTTGGAGTATTCGTAACTGGTGAGGTTTGACTGACTGCTCCCAGCTTCCAATACCCACTGCATGGCATTTTCCACTCTTTTTCTTAAATAAATCGTGCCATTTTCGGAAGAAATATAATATCTTTCCCCTGTGGCTTTATACGTTGTGCTTAACGCATCGAGCATCACATCATAATAAGTTGTCTTTGCTTTTGGAAGTTCCGGTATTACATAGCTTGTATCAACCGCATTTCCTGTCATTCCCAGCCTTGACATACAATCATTGAATATATCTGTGGCCGTCTTGTTGGTATAGCAGAATGAATCCTTGTTGTTCGCCAGATAATAAGCATTGTCATAGGCTTTTACCACCAGCTTTTTAGAATTACTCTGCTTATGGCTTGTGATTATGCCCCGGAACAGCTCTTTGCCGCCCTCATAAAAAACACATTGGTCTCCATTGGCACAATCTACCGTAACCCTTGAATGATTGCATCCATCATCATCCATCAGAGTGATACTGACAGACCTTGGAGCAGCTCCTTTCCTGCCGCTCCAAGTGATCTCCTCGAACATATTTGACACATCATAGCCCGTTCCGTTATGGATAATTACAAATTGTATTGCCATGGCTACCTCCTATGCTGCCGGTATGGTATAAACCTGTCCGGGATAAATCAGATTTGGGTTACTGCCAATAACACCTTTATTCGCATTGTAAATAACGGTATATTTAGCTCCTGATCCGTAGAACTTCTTTGCGATGTTCCAAAGACAGTCGCCCTTTTTCACTGTGTATGTCTGTGCCGCCGGAGTGTTATCCACCCTTGGAGAGGATTGTGAAACAGTAGCTTTCTGTGTGGTAACATTCACCTTGATCTGACGCATGGTGATTTCTCTGTACTCCTTGAAGGTAATGTCAAACTGCACCGTTCCAGGATCGCCGCCAACCTCTGAGGTTTTGAATTTCTCAATGGTGGCATACATGGATATTCCCATGCCTCCGGTAAGAGTAAGCCGCACCGGCTTCTTGGTGTTCTTCATTGCCAAAACCTGTGCTACTGCTGTGTTCGGATCCGGAATGTTGCTGTAATTGCATCCGCTGAAATAAGTCTTCGGGAAAAAGCTCGAAAAGCTAATGTTCGCAGCTGCACTGTCCTGTATAATCGTACACTCACCAACTCCATACACCTTGAGGTTGGAGTTGTCACTGCCATACGACACTTCTATTTCTTCTGGAAGAACCGGAAACCGAAAAATGCTGTTCAGCTTCATGGCTAATTGATAATTAGAACTCATACGACAAATCTCCTTCCTCCTCAATTTCCTGCTGAATGATACCCATAAGAGCATCCTTCATGTTCGACATTAACAGGCTTACAACATCTTCCTTTGTGACACCATTTCCGGTTACCTTCATTTCTCCAGCACCCTCTACTCTAAAAGTCACTGTCCTGTCGCCGCCTGCTGTATCATTAGCCGCCTGCTCCGGCTCCACATAGAAACTGTCCGAAGATGTATCTTTTGCAAGTATGTTAGCTGTTTCATCAGCTGTATAAACAACTTCTCCGCCACCAAAATTGACAAGCTCCGGTCCTTCCTCGCCGACCAGTGCAAGTCCCGGTTCCGCATCTACGGTACCTTCTGCGTATGCATGATATCCACCGCCCTTTAGAGTGGTGTTTGCAAAGCTTAGGGAATTGATTGCACTCTGGGCTTTCGATACTCCGTCTTGAATTTCCTTCACATAGGCATCCATAGTGGATTTCGCATTTGCCTTCGCTTCATCACTCAGGTTTAGATTATCAACAGCTGTTTCCATATCCGTCTGTATCTTGGTAAGGGAATTAGAAAAATCCGTCTCCAACTCTGCCATACTGGTTGCTGTATCGCCTTGAGCTGTCTGCAGGTCATTGTATTGCTTCACTACTGCTGACAGATCTGCATCATTCATGCTTTCCATGCCGGCCAGCATTGCAGCTGACTCCTCACTGCCATCTGACAAATCTTTCAGCATATCAGACAATCCTTCGATTTCGTCTGCTCTGGCTGTAAGAGAATTCATGTTCTCGTTGTATGAGTTCCAGTAATCTATCTGTGACTGCAATGCATCCTTGATACTCTGGGATGTCATTGCTGTTACGTCCTCAACCTCTGTCCATAAATCATACTGACCTTGAACACTCTGCAGAGCTGAATCGTAAGCATCATCATAGGCTGTGCACAATTCTTCAAGCTGTGCCGAATAGCCTTGAATGACACTGCTTGCCTCGTTGTATCCGTCAGATGTACTCTCCAGTACCTCTCTCTGCTGCTCATATATCTCGGAAGCCTCTGTTGCTGATGCAGACGCAAGAGCAAGTTCTGACATCATGCTGTCGATTTCTTCCTCAGAGTACCCCATTTCTTCATAGCATTCACGAATGGCATCTGTGACACGATTAAATTCCTCTTCTGCATCTGCAGTCGCATCTTTAAGCACACTATACTCGTTATAGGCATCTTTTACCGATCCAGACCAGTTCATTTCAGCTCCATCAGCTAAACCCGACCATGCTAAGAATGGATGTTCTTCCGACCAATCTTCATCAAGAGCTTTCTGATATTCTTCATATGCTGCATTCATGGACTTATTAGCTTCATCAAATGTGGACTGTGCATTTTGGTACTGTCCTATATAATCCATAAGCTTATCCATGTTTGCCTGTGCTTTCTCCTGATTTGCGGAATCTGTAACCGCCTGCCATAAATCTTCCACCGACATGTTCAGTTTTCCGTTTGTAGAGTCAAGCGTGAGGTTTAATCCCTCATAGGAATTGTTCAGTCTATCGACTATGCCTTGCATAATTTCCAACTGCCCACCAGATAGATTTGTATTTTCCTGCATAGCTACAAGTTGAGCGATTAATGATTTTGAAGAAGATTCGCTATCATCAATTCCACTCATTGTTTCTTCGTATTTGCTATCAATTTCATCCAATGCCGTTCGTAATTCCTCGGTCTGTGCAACAAGATCTGCTATAGTCTCTTTATTTTCCTCAAACGAAGCACTCAACTCGTCGATTTGGTTTTTTAATTCGTATGCCGCAACTGTATCTGCCTGTCCAGCTTCTTCAAGCTCTGCATATTGATCTTGTAATTTATCGAGTTCCTTTTGTGTTTCCTTTGACGATAGAGTAAGATTCTCCTGCGCCTTTGTCATCTCATCTTCTGTATTATTAAGATAAATAACTGCCGCTGTAACTCCTCCGATTGCTGCTGCAACCAACGCAAGCGGTCCAAGGGCTACCGACATAGTAGTCCCCATTGCCGCTGTAACTACAGTCGCTACCTTTGTAACAGCGGTGTACGCAGTAAGTGCAAGAGTGACACCACCAATCCCAACAGCCGCACCAGTAAGCAGTGCGGAAATTGCTGGATGTTTCGTGATAAGTTCTGTAAATCCATCTGTAATATCTGCTATACCATTCTTAAACTGTGCCACCGTAGGGTTTATGTCGTCTCCAATGGCGATTGCGAGGTTATTGAAGCTATTCTGCATACGTTCTGTCGCATACTGCGTAGTATTCGTCATAGCAGAATAAGCTCTCTCCGTTGTTCCTGCTGAATTTCTCAGCTTATCCAGATTGTTATTGAATGTATCAAGTCCCTGATTGATAACAGCGTTGGCAGCCTTTCCGGCTTCTGCACTGCCCCACAGGTTCATCAATGCTTCACTGTCCTGATCCACGCTGTTATAGAGAATTTCCAGAACGTCTGCCAATGAATATCCTGACTTCATCAACTGTCCGAAGGACTGTCCTGTTTCCTCCATGATTACTCCGGCAACCTCCGAGCCGGAATCACCCAGCTCATTGAACATACTGGAGATATAGGTCGTGGATTCTTCAACGCTTACACCCGCCTTGGTCAGACTGATGTATCCTGATTCCAGATTGTAAAGATCAATCGAATAAGCGGATGCCGTACTGATAGCTTTACCCATGCTGCTTGACAACTGGTCGATTGTCATAACACCCAAGTTCTGGGATGTAATCAAGCTATCCGAGATATTCGTTACCTCGGAAGCTTCCAGCTGATACGCATTGAGGGCTGTCGTTAATACAGACAGGGCAGATGCAGACGATGTAAAGCCCGCTGTGGCAAGCTTTGACGCTTCTCCTACAGTTTCTACCGCTCCCTCCGTAGCGACACCGGCTGATATTGCATTGTAAGTGGCATCCGCAAGCTCATTTACGTTCTTTGCAGTGTCCTTTGATAATCCAGATATCTGTGTAGAAAGCTGATCTGCGGACAGCACGGTGGTGTCGGCTACCGTAGATACCATGGCAACATTCGTCTCGAACTCTGTAGCTTTATCAGAGGCATCTGAAAATGCATCCGCTATTTTATTCAGTACCGCCACAATTCCGACTGTAGCAAGAATATCATCCAGTCCTACCACCGCATTTTTTGACTTGTCCCCGAAATCCTCTGATTTCTTGCTCGTTTTATCCATTTCCTCTCCGAGCTGTTCTGTCTTATTCTGTGCTTCCTCCGCCGCATCCGCTTCTGCTTTCAGTGCATCCTCTGTCTTAAAGCCCATATTTACAAGTTCTTCTGTTGAATAAACCGCTTCCAGACAGCCCTTATCATAATTGCCAACTGCATCCGTCCAGTAATCGGTTGCCTGCGCCGCCTTTTCCATTGCTTCTGTGGCTTTCTGTGTTTCTTCTGTGGTATTTGCAAATGCCTTATCCGCTGTATCCGATAATTTGTCGAAAGCGTCAAGTGTTTTATTACCGGCACTGGACATAGCATCCAACTTATCGCTTATTTCATCGATGGCTTTAAATATTACCGATAATCCAGCCACTACCTATCGCCTCCCTTCCGACCGGACAGCAAATATACTCCTCGTCTGCAAGGGTCTTCAGTTTCTACAAGCTCGGAAGCTATAAAGAAACCTCTTTTTCGCTTGGGCATTCTCTCAAATTCCTCTGGTCTGAGACCATGCCTCTGCCAGAGGACGTGTGCCCAATACTCCAAAGTGCCCTTGCTTTCAATTAGTTTTTTGCGTCTTTGGTCTCCTTAGCCTCATCGTCCTCCTCCGTCAGGCCAAGAACTTTTAACACCTGCTTGCTTACGTGTCCGTATTCCTTATTGGTAGGGAATACTTTAAGCGGCATTTCGGTAATGTCCACGCATCCGAAGTATTCCATGAGCTTCTTGTCCTTCAGATCAGGATAAACGAGAGCCTCTACCATGAGGTGGCGGGCTGCCTTGTTTCTGTCTCTCTCGACCTTATATACAACATTGCCATTCTGAACAATGAAATTACCCTTCTTATCCTTGAGAGGTGTCTTGGATTCATACATCTCATTGATTTTCGCAATAGTGTCGTTGTGCAACTGCTTAATTTCCAGCTGAATCACTTCGCCATTCTCGTCCTTGATGGACTCAGGACCTGGAACCGTAACAATCTGTTCCACCTTTGCTTCCTCACGCATGAAGTATCTCAAATCTTTATTAGCCATAATGACCTCCTATTTTCTATTCTCAGGCCTCTATTTTGACCTGTAGCACACTTTAAGTTCCATAGACAGTAGTTAATCTGTCTGCATGATTTTGAACGTAAAAAAGGCACACACAAAACCGAAGTTCTGCGTATGCCTCTGCTGTTCATGACTGTCCTGCTTAGGACATATTCTTGGCACCAAAGCTGATGCTGTCCTTTACTACATCTCCATCTGTGTCAAGCGAAATGAGATTGATATCTCCTGTCAGTACAGCTCCAGTCACTGTTACGGACTCGCTTCCGCTTACCTCGTAGAAATCAGAATCCTTATCGGTTCTGATGCCCTGGATTGTAAGCTCCGGAGTGATTCCAGAGTTCTCATACTGCTTAACGATATTATTCCATCTTGCAGTAGTGCGGTACTCGTCAATGCTTCCGGTAATATCTCTGCCAAGCCAGCGTCTGTTTGTTCCCTTATCGCCCAGCATCTTGCCAGACCATACCGTAGGAGTGTAAACAATCGTAAGCTTTACTGCGTCCATTACCTCTACTCCATCAATATAGATGTGACCTTCTTTAAGGCTGAGTGGTTTTCTGTTCTCGCCCATATTCTTTCATCCTCCTTATCTTGTTGATACAGAGAAGTACAGTTTCTCTGCTGAATCTACTGCCTGCAGTCCGACATTGAAGAACGTCTCGTCTCCGATACTCTTGCTCTGATCAACGTAGAAGTCGTTTTCTGCATCCACGTTCGTGATTGCTCCCTGCTTCGCATAACTCTGGAGAAGTGCTCTTCCAAGGCCTTCCATGACAAGCCATCCATCCGGGTCATTGTCAAACTTATTCGGAGGGAATGTCAGCTTCAGATCATCTGCAAAGCTGTCATACACGCGGATTACTCTGTTCTTGGAATAATCTGATGTTCTCTCCGTTGTGAACTTATGGAGGCTGTTGATATCATACTCTACGATTACTTCATCCTCCTCGGACATAGAGAAGAAAAACTCTCCGTTGGAGATAGCTTCGATTGCTTCCTCGTTGGTCTTTAAGCCGACAGCATCCGTAGCACCCTCAACTGCAACATAGGTATTGGATGTGGTCTTGTCTGCTCCTGCTGTCGCACCTGCCACCCACGCACAAGCCTGTGCATTGGTAAGCTCCTGACCATCTACCGCATAGGAGTTTGTCACATTGATAATTCCTTCGTAGTCAGATTCGGCATCTGGAAGTACTGCCTGCACAGTCTTTCCGCACTGTTCACGAAGATATTTAATCTTTGTGATTACCGCAGTCTTCTGTGAGGACTCGTCTTTAGGGAATGCCATTGTATTCCACTTGATCTTCTCGGAAGCATCCAAAAATGCTGTGATATCGGTGTTCTGCACAGCTCCGTCCGTTCCGCTTTCAAGATTTGTGGATGCAAATGCAGTAAGGTTTGCGGATGTGGATGTTGCTGAAAACACAACATACTTACCAGAGTTTACCGCAATCAGATCAGCGATTGTGGTAAGCCCTGTGTACTCCTCCACCTTGTCTGCACCAAGATATACCCTCATTGCGAAAGTAGAAGCTCCTGCCTCTGCCACGCATGCAACAGCAATATCATTTCCTCTGGTACCGCCATATGCGGCCGTAATAGTCATTCCTCCTGCTGTCTTCGTTGCCTTGTCTCCATTGTTGATAATGTAAACAATAACGGTAACAGCATTCTTGAATGCCTCTCTGATTAGCAGCATAAAGTCGTTTGTGTCATAGATACTGTGTCCAAGCTTTGCCACCTCCGCATCCGGAGACGCAGAGGTCAATTTCAGAATCCCCTTGTCAGGTCCCCATCCAAGCCCGATCAATGGAATGAGTGCGGTACCTCTTGTGGATCCGTTAGGGCTCTGCTGACGTTTTGACTTGAAGTTAATATAATCTCCAGGTCTTTTCTTTGAAACATTTACTTCAAAAGTTCCACCAGCCATGATTTACTATACCTCCTTTTCTAACCATGCTTTAATGTGTTCATGTACTTCCTGGATGGAATACTCGCCATCCGGAAGATCTGCAGTTGCTCCTGCAAAAGTGCTTGATGTCACATGAAACAGCTTCATGCAACTCTTTCTGATCTCATCTAAGGAGAACTTCTTTTCTTCCATAACTTTCTCTGCAGTCGGCTGTTCCATAACCTTTTTATCTGCATCTGACTGTCTTCTACTCGGCATTTTGACCTCCTTCTATTTGCTCAGCAATAGGAGTGCCATTGAAATAGAACTCCCTTGCCAGTGTTGCTGCTTTCTCGTTAAATCTCGTGTATCGCTTCCATGAAATCTCAATCTGCCACACACCCTCGTCCGCCTTGGTCGCTTCCATGCTGTCTATTCGGAAGTTATTTCCTGTCCGTTTTCCTTTTTCATCTACCAGCGGCACTTTATAGCGATTCCCGCTTATTGCATGTACTATCTGCGAGCACTTTCCTCCTGCGGAAACATTGTCAATGTCCATCACCTTCGCATATAAGGTAAATGTCGTAGCGTATGTGTTTGTTGAGAAATCCCCGCTTTTCTGGTGCGGAGAAGGATAAAATACACAAGGGATTTCCATATCCTCTGGCACTTCATCAAAATATGCCGGCAGGTTCAGAATGCCGGCAACAAAGTAGTAAAGAGCCGCAATCTCAAATTCCAGCATTTCCTCACCTTCCTACATAAAAAATTGTTGTAACCATTGTTCCATCTTCTGTTCCATGAGCCCAGGAAGCATATCCTCAATACAGCGGACTGCGTCTCCCCAGTAATGTGAGCCTTCAATCCATTTCTGCTTCAAAAGCATTCCTGTCTTAGCTCCCGGCTCATAGATGAAATGTTCTCCCTGCCAGTATCCCGGAACAAACCTGGTATTTACCCCTTTGGGGTTCAGCCAGTGACCTTTATCCGCATACTCTGCGTATTTCACATTGGTGCCGACTTCTATAGTCATGCTTCCCTCATTCAGCACAAAAACGTTATCCTGCTCCCCTTTTGAGAAGCTATTCAGAAGCAGTCTGGTGTCAACTGTCTGTTTCCGGATGATCTCGTCCTGCACAATTCTGAGGAATTCATACCCTAAGCCTTCCATGAAGTTGACCAATTCCTTCTTGAATTCTCCCTGAGCTGCTTTATCCAGTTTTCCAACAAATCCTTTCAGATCTGAAGTGTCAATCTTTACATAAGTTGTAGCCACTATAATGCCCCTTTCACAGTTCCTTTCCGCTGAATATTTACCATAATGTGATGGTCTCTAATGTTGTGAGGCATTTCCGCTGTATATGCCAGTCCGGTATTCTTATCAACAACCTTGTCATTGACACGAACGTCCGTACCTGCCGGAAGCTGTAATTTCCCAGAGTATATGAATTCGTTCGCTGATTCCGTCTGAGTAAGTTCTGCATTAGCATTCACATTGAAATGACACGCTACATCTTCAACGTCCGGAACCTTCGGATATGAGAAACCTGTCTGCTTGATTGCAAACCCCATATCCTTTTCCCCTTTTACCATGTGATAAATATCACACCTATGGTCCAGTAAATCCTCAAATGCCATAAGCGCCTCCTATAACTTCCTAAGTTTCATTGTCACCTTGCCGTTATCAGGCTGGATGATGTAATCATCTAACATCAGAGCCAGCCCCAGATTTTCGGCAATGTCTGAATCATTGTCCATGGTGTAGGAGTAATCATCAAAGGTCTCTGAGCTTTTCGCTCCCTCCTTCTGTGTTATTGCCTGCTTGGCATAAGCTTCAGCCAATAAAATAACTGCCATCCGGACATCCTGTGGCAGCTCTTTTTCGTACTCTTCTGTATCAAATCTGTTATGCGTATGGTAAATAACATATCTTTCTGCTCTGGCTATATCATAGGCAAGTCGAACATTAGACCTTGCCGCCACCTTGGCAGATTCAGAATACTCTTTTACCTCCGCAGGCTGTACCCAAGGTCTCTGCATGTGTACCTCCTACTCTAATCCAAGCTTAGAAAAATCTACAAGTCCGAGAACACCATTGATACGTTCAACATACTCGTCATGCTTGCTGCATCCTTCAAGGCTGATATTCTTCTCTTCGGCCAGAGCTAAAAGGTCGGCATTACGCATCTGGGATACCTTGCTTGCTGTCAGTCCGTCCTCAACTCCTGCTCCTGCGCCAGCTCCATTCTTCGGAGCTTCCGGCTCCTCGTCTTCTCCGCCTGTTCCCGTGTTATCGGTATCCGATTCCTCCGCAGGATTAGCAATCACTGGCTGTTCATCAAATCTGCCGGTAGCAAGAAGCTGTTCTGCCAGTCCGTCCTCAACTTCAAAAGGCTCCCCCTTTACACAGGAGAAGCCTCTTATAGAGTAAGAAAGCCCGGTATTAAGTGATAATCGTTTCATGGGGCACCTCCTTAATCAAGAGAAGGTAAGCCGGTAATCATCGCAGTAGCGTCAAGCTCCTCGATGATCGGATCGTAATCAAGGTGGCATACATAGAATCTCTTATCCTGCATGATTGCCTCTTTGCCCTCATTGGTCTTTCTGATCTTCATGCCGTAGGTGTTTACAACAACAAGGTTCTTCGGATCCGTAAGGACAATCTTGTCATCACTGATAGACGGGCAGGAAACAGTAGGAATGTGTACCGGCTGAGTGTAAACATTCTCCGGAACAGCTCCGCCTTTGCCGATTACCTGATTCATCAGATAAAGTTCCCACTCCTGTGCTCTCTTAGGGGACATGAGCCAACGAAGCTTTCCATTGTTGTACTTATTAGGCAGCTTCTGGAGTGTCTTGTAGAAGATATCCAGCTTCATGGAGTTTTCACCGGAAGCATCATATACATGGCCGCCGCTGTTGATCTGCTTAATCCAACCATCATTGAGCTTTAAGAAGTCTGCATCTGCAGCTGCTCCAATCTCAATCGCCTCGGAAGCATTCCATGCACCTGCAGTATGCGCTTTGATGAACTTATACAGCTTCTTGTTATTGGTTACGATGTCTCCGATAGCGAATGCATCTGAGCTGTTAAACTCCTTTACCTGGGAAGCTTTCTCGTCGCCATTGAGATACAGATCCTCAAGGTCAACACCAAGCTGTGTGGTCATGAGGTCGGTAATGATTGCCTCTAACTGCTGACCTTCGATATTCTCACGAAGGGTTTCCTCAGTAATCTCCCAAGGTAAACGAACAGCCTTGCAGGCATACTCGATCACGTTGGTGTTTACACCAGCTCTGTAGCCATCATCTGTGTTCTCGACCTTGGCACGAAGAATTCTGGATGCGATACCGATCTTGTCAATCTCACCGCTTTTTGATGTTCTCATGACGTGTCTTACCAGAGGTCCAAGGTTGGTTGCATCGAATGTCTGCTGAATAAATTTTCTTGCCTGCTCCGGCTGTAACAGTCCATGAGTAAGGCTGCCGGTCTGAATAGCGGTACCGGCTTTGTTAATGATCTGCTGATTTGTAGGCATAATATTTTTTCCTCCTTCTTTTTTAGCTTAGAACATGCCTGTCATGTAGTGCGGTTCTGCTTCCTGCTTCTCAACAGTGCCTGCGGCAGAATTGAGGTTACCCGGAAGTGCTCTGCTCTTCAAGAGCGGCTCGATTGCCTTTGTAACAGGCTCCATGGCCTTGGAAACTGCCTCACCCACCATCTTAGCTACATCGTCTGCATTTACATCAGACTCAGGTTCTGCAGGTGTGCCTTCTCCTTCGCCGCCCTCGCCCTTTGTGATAGCTTCGAGCTGTTTTGTGATAGGTTCCATGGCTTTTGCCACTGCATCCCCTACCATCTGCTGAACTTCTTCTCGCTTCATTTCGTCGTCCTCCTTTTTGACGTTATTTTTTGCTACTGTGTCTCCACCTTCGCCCTCTGAATTATCAGTGAACTCAGACAAAAATGAACCCAGCGTATCATAAATGCCTTTAAGGGCACTTAGATTCTTGGTACTGATACTCTTTCCTGCTTTTTCAACAGGCGCAGGAGCTTCCTTTGCCGCCTTCTCCAATGACTTAACAATACTGCCATCACTCGTAAGAAGCTGCGTGACAATATCATTGAAATCTGTGAGAGCGTCTTTGATGGTCTCCTCGTCAGAGTTATATCCCCATTCCCAGGAGCCAGTATCGGGATTGTAGAAATTGCCTTCCAGGCAGCTTCTAAGCGCATACCATGCAGAGTAGAAGTTATCCTCTTTCACACGTCGTTTGAAATTGTTCTTCACAGCACCTTTCTCAACGACATCGAAGCCCATAGCCTTTGCAAGCTTTCTAAAAAGCCCTTTCGGCTCTTCCTGCTTCTCTACCGGAAGTTCTACATCTTCCTCAGAGTAGACACCAACACCACCCATAGAGAATCCTGTGATATCCCCTTTCTGAATGGAATCCCATACATCAGCGTCCGTAATCTCCATGGTCATGAGCCATGTGCCTTTCTTGATCGTTTCTCCTTCAATCTCCATATCGCATTTTGCAACATAGGATTCAACCACCTCTGCTCCGTCACACTTCTTGAAGCAGTGCTGAAGGTCTACCTGATTGCCGTTCTTGGCGAACCAATAAGCAGCCTTGGTAATCTCCTCCTCCGTCATGTAATTGCCCTGTGTATCCTCTACCATGGGCTCATACACGATACCTGTCACAAAGTGGCTGTCTGCGTCTGCCTTCAAAATTCGTCCAAACGTGGCGAAATTTGCGGCACCGTCCTCTGATTTAGTAATCAGGAACTGCTTTTTATTCGCAGCCTTGTCAACCAACGATACGAAGCTGATTTTTGCGTCTGTAATTGCGTATGCTTTCGCAATCTTAGGCATACTCTCAAACCTCCTTCTGGTTTATTTACTGTTTAACGGACAGCTCCGAGATAATAGGATCACCTCCTTCCTCATAGCAAGTAGCGGAAAATGCACAACTTTTGCATCAGATACGAATGCCTTTGCTTGTAACTCACGATGCCACCTCCCTCCCGAAAAAAGGCAATAAAAAAAGCACCCTCTCGGATGCTAATTTCGCAATAATTAGTCTGTATTAAATCTTTCCTCAGATTCTCGTTTGTCAGCCTCGGCAAACTCATCAAAGATTTTCTGTTCCTCTTCCGTAAGCTCACACGTCGGCACCAAGGTACCAGATTCATCATATTCAATTTTTCCTGCAAGTTCCGAAGGATAAATTAACATATTATTCACTAGTCCTTTCCTTAAACAGCTTCTTGACCGTTTTCTCCAACTTAGTGTTCTTTGTGGAAGATACGGCTTCTGCAACAAATTCATCTGGACGTTTTGCTGCGTATATACCTAACTTCTGCTTAATTATACTACGATCAATCTTTAAATTGCAAGCACTCATAGCATCTTCCATAATGGATTTGCAGAACACATCTCCATCAATGGCTTTCCATGTATCATCCAGATTGTCATACATACTTATGGTTTTCTTATATGTAACCATGTGAACCATCTCATGTTTCAGAATTCCATAAGCACCGGACTTCGGTGTCCAATTTCCTTCCTCAACCTGTGATTTTATCAGATTATTGATAACTTTCTGGTCCGCAAAATGAGAGCTTGATATTTTCAGAACTGTTTTTATCTCTGAACCCTTCTTGCTGATTGCAGCTCTGGCGGCATCTGTTCCAAGGTTATCAACAAAACGGATTTCGTCAATGAAGCCATTTAATTGCGGATATTCCTTGTAAAGTCTCTGCATAGCACGATTTACCCGATTAACAGCCTTAATGTCCTGTTTCGTATAATTCGTCTTCTTGACACCTAGGTGAGTTTTCGCCCACTTGTCTGCGGCTTTGGTGTTTGCCTGTGAAACAGATCTGCTCTGCGTTGCTTCATACGGAACAATTCCTGCTTTAGCTTTTTCTTTCTCGCTTTGCTCTTTCTCCCAGCTTCCATCGTCATTGTCAATGAATGCCTGCTGCATCTTCTTCCGTTCGTCAATAGACAATCCCAAGGTTTCCTGATTAACGATTCCCCTGTGAATACAATGGCAGTTTATGCTTTCGCCTGCCGGAAGGTTCGGATCACGAGGAAACATAGGATAATATGTGCCACCGTCCTTGCCCTGCATTTCAAAAGGCTGGTCTTTCGGCACCATCTGTCCGTCCATAGCAACATGGTTCGGGCGAGGCTTAATCTTATGTACCCCTGTGTGCCGCCACTCTTTCATATCAACAACCGGGCTTTGCTGAATGGCTTCCTCTTTCGCTACACTGTGTGCCCTAAGTACCTCAGTTACAGCAACACGTTTCGCTTGGTAGTATTCCGTTCGCCAGCCTCCGTCCATAATCTTGCGTGTCAGCGTTGCAATATCATCCCCATTCGCTATCGTTTCCTGGATAAGGTCAGTGATCTGCTTATGGGTGTTTACTTTCATCAGATTGCCGAGCTGTTCGCTCCATGAGGCGAACCATTCAGATGTTCTCTGCCGCAAAGTGTCTATCACAAGCTCTCCATCTGATTCCTGTATATATACTGTTGCCAGCTTCGGGATGTTGAGCTCATACATCGCATTGGCTGCTTCGGTAACCTGTTCCGCTATGTCGTCTTCATCGATCATATCAGAGACATTCTCCTGTGCGGCATCCCAATCTCCATCTGCGGCTTTAAGAGCAGTGACAAGAGCAGTAGTCTGGGAATGAAGAATGTCGGCGATTTCCTCCTCTAAAGAGTTTATCTCCGACACTGTATCCTTCGGCTCTGCGTAGCCTTCCTCCTTCAGCTCGTCCTCAAGGTCTTCGTCAGCCTTTGCCAAGTATCTGTCTATAGCATCATAGATTGGATCAGCATGAGCGATAATTGCTTCTGCCACCATCTGGTAATACTTCGACTTGTCAGCCATATCAATCACCAGCTTTCTCTCGGTATGCTCCCAATGCGTTTCTGATTTCCTTCATAATTGGAACCAGCTCTGCATCATTCAGCTCTGCTTTCTTTATCTGTCCATCAAGTATGGCAAGTTCTTCCTCGGTAACCGTTTTCTCGTTGCCCTGTGGCTTTGTATTTTGACCTGTAGGCTCGTTTCCGGTCGTTTGCAGTTGTTCCCCTGCTCCCGCTCCTAAATTCGCCTGTAGCTGGTTCTGGGTGACTGTTCTGGAATATGCCAGGGGAACGTCTCCCCATTTTCCATCATAGTCAGCACATCCGTCTTTACCGAGGACTTCATAGGTGTACTCCTTGGCAAGGTTCGGTGTTAATCCTCCGGCTCTCTCTGTGATATTGAGTATCTTCTGGATATCGTCCGGATTGGTTATATCCGGTTCATCAAACCTAGCTTCAACGTGCTTGAATCCATATCCATTCAGCAGCTTGTTGTTGATTACCCACGCAAGAGATGTTCTTTCCGGCTGGAATACCTGCTTTTCAGTAACCTCCATAGCTGTCTGTGCAGTAGCTCTGTTAAAATCTGTCGTGTATCCGACATACAGATCTGGAAGCAGGAAAGCTGACTGTGTTTTCTTCCTGCCATTCTCCTGATACTCCTGGAACAATTCATCTTTCTGTAGGATTGAGGCAAGGTCTTTTATTTCGACCTCCGGTTGCTTCTGGTCTTGGAACGCTGCACCCGTCTCATTGTTCTCTGTTTCAAGGATCAGGAACGAATGCTGTCCCTTTTCCCCTTCGATCTCATTCATGTATGTTTGGAGCTTCGTGAATGCATCATCAGAGAGCGTTCCACCCTTAACCAGTATCATCAATGGTGTGTGCCTGCCCTTGCGGAAGTATGCGTTATTCAGAACCTCTGCTCTCCTGTTTCCGTCAACAGTGAGTACCTGCCCTATCCACCGCACTTCTCCATAAGGCATACTGCCAAGTCTGAAATCAATTATCTCATTCGCCTGATCGTCAATATCGACCGGCTCCATATCTTCCTCAGTGACATATTTTCCAGTTCTCTTATCCATAATTCGAGGATCTCCAAACTCCTTAAAGTAAACTGTCCTGCCGGCTACGTTCTGTCGGAACTTTCTGAACTTCTTCTTTCGCATCATTCTCTCGCCCTTATAGAAAAACTCTGCCTCGATATAAGGCTCTAACGGATATGTCATGTCGATTGACGGAGTATCAATGATAAACTCCAGCTGTACGACATTCCCTTTCATATCCCGGATAACCTCGCAATATGATATTCCGAATGTCTCTCTATCCCGAATCACATTCTCGAAGACTTCCTTCGACATGCAGTCCATATTGAGCAGGTCGATGACTCTCTCCATCGCATTCCATTCCGCCTGCATCTCTGCGGTTTCTTCCTCGTAATCCTCGCAGTATCCAACGCTGATTCCAAAGCCTGCTATATTGCTCTTATATGCTCTTATGCACTGCGGAAGGATGGTGGAATTGTCTACCAGCTCCTTCAACCCTCTCATGTCGATAGGGTGCGTAATCCATTCAGATGCATTTACAGCATTTACCATGCTCAGCTGTTCGCTTTTATCTGACTTTTCAATCGGTTTCTGGCTTTCAACAAAAACCGTTGGTGTCTCCCCGGAGTTATCTGCCTTCACAATCTTGACACCAACCTGTCTGACCGGTTTTTCCTCAGACATTATTTTTTCCCTCCTTTCTTCTTGTACGTCATAGGCAAGCAGACAAGCAGTATGCAGTCGGCTTCATCCGGAGACGTAAGCCCTCTGTCCTTCATATCTTTCTTGCTTTCAACCTTCTGTTTTGAGTTACTTGCAAAAGAATACTTCCTACACGACAGCTGACCTATGAGGTCGTTATCATCAGGAAGCAGTATCTCCGGCTTATGCGGTCGCCCCTCTTCATCAAACGGAGCAATCAAGTCCTTAACCACACCCATCATGTACGTTGTGGAATCCACGTAATACCGATGGCTGATAGGCTGTCCGAAATTGATTGGAAGCAGGTGTGAATCCTGCCATACCGCAGGCTCTGTTCTGGCATAACTGCGAAGCTGGTCAACGACACCGCCGCCAACACCGCCATCATCCACTTTAATACCTATTGGACCAGTATATTTATATTTGCTCCTCAGCTGTTTATAAAGGATTGCTATATTACTGGCTGTCCATGTTGTGTCCTGCCCGTTGTACTTCTTGAATATCTTCACAACCTCATTGATGCGGAAGCCTATGCATGTCTTATCATCACCAAATCTGGCAACGTCACAGCCAATCTCAATCTTATCTATTAGTGACGGGTCCTGTGGATATTTCCGCCCTTTATCGTCTGTATATATGCCTAATGCCCTTGCTGTCCTCTCTGATATCTCCGTCTTACAACTCTGCTCTAACCATGAAATGGGGATGAATACATCATCTTCCTGCTGTGGAAACTCTCCATAAACACGAACACGAACAACATTGCTGTCCGCTCCGTACTTCCGCTTCATGGCTTCGATATTCTCTTTGTTGGTACGCTTGCTGTGTTCTGAATTGACCGTATGGCACTTATAGAGCGAACGGTCTACAGTGTGGCTGTCATAGAATGTTCCGGAGGTCTTTGTCGGGTTCCCCATCAGCAGAAGCTTGTTGTTCTCTCCTGCAAGAGTACCTGTGATTGCCTCCATGATAGGATCCGCAACACCGGAAGCCTCGTCCACAATGAATAGCATGTTATCCTCATGGAAGCCCTGCATATTCTCTGGCTTCGTAGCAGTCCTAGCAACAGCAAACCAACGCTTTTCATAGCCAATCATATAAACATAGGTCTTTGTCCATTTAAGGAGCATAGGAAGCAAAGGAGAGTTGTTCATCCACTTGTCAACCTCAGACCACAGTACATCATGGAGCTGCTGCTTCGTCGGAGCTGTCGCAACTATTCTTGGATATGGATAACATACCAAGAACCACAGAAGCAGTGCCGCCTCAAGACCTGTCTTTCCGACACCTTGCCCAGACTTGACCGATACCCTCGGGTAATCCCTCAGATCATGTGCAACCTCGATCTGCCAGTCGTCCGGTTCAAACAGTAGAACCTCTCTCATGAACATTACCGGATCAGCTTTCCATTTCGGTATGCTGTCCTCCAGGAAGTCATTCAGCCATTGGTTATCATCCATCCGAATCCCTCCTGTTTTGTAGCACCTTCTCAGCCCACATCCTTACAACGTCATTGCCTTTATTGCCGCCGTCAAGCTTCTGGTGCTCAATGTGCATCTTAGATAATGCCTCGATTGCCTTAGTCTTCTTGGACTGTACGTTGGATAACTCTGATTCCAGCCTTGCTATGATCTGGTCTTTGTTATCTGTCTGGGTAAATACCGAATATTCATTGCCCGGAAGTCTTTCTCCGGCAGCAACCTTTTCTGCTATCCTTCTGGCATATTCCTCTTTATCCTCGTCATTCTCAAATGTCCGCTTCCGCTCCGACCTCTGCGAAAATGCCAATGCCACAGGGCTTTCGCTGTTGCGGTATTTATTGATTGCTTTCATAATCCGTCGTTCCCTGACCGAGAAAAGCTGTATCTGCTCTATCAGCAGTTCTTCCTCATCTTTTGGCATATCCTCAATGAGATTCTTCTCGTCTTCATCCAACGTATCCCAGTAGACGGCCGAGTACCCTCCATGCTTTGTCGCATCCGGCGGCTTAGCGTTTGGATTGCCTCTTCCTCCCACTGCGTTCTTGTTGCCCTTTGGAGCACCTCTCTTACGTGGAACGCTCCCTTTATCCGAAGTGGAACGCTCCACTTGTTTTTTTTTGCCATTATCGGCTTTGGTTGGGTTAAGCTTTGCCTCCCATCCGTCCATGGACTTCCACTTCCGTACCTTGTTAGCAGGTACCTTTAGCTTTTCAGCAATATCAACAAGTTTAAGGCTTCCCTTGCTTTCCAGATACATTTTCTCAGCCTGCTTGCGTTCATCACTTCTCTTGTCCACGTTTGGACTTCTTGGTGTTGGCATTTACCTCCCTCCCATCAGCTTTGATATTGTTTCGTGGGTACATGAAAAAGGGGAAGCACTCACACTCCCCCGCAATTACGAATATTTCTCGTTTTATCATTATATCTTCGTTATATATTCCGCTTTGGAAAAGTTTTTCTTCTCCTGTACCATCATTTTCAAGAAGTCCTCCTTTGAAAACTCTGATAAACGGAATATTTCCTCCGGTCTCATGCCAAGCTGCTTGCCGATTTCTTCTACCGACTTGCCCTCTTCCATGAGCTCTTTGACGATTTTCTTCATTGGTTCGAGCAGGTGTGTACCTCTTGCCCTGTTATGGGTAACGGTGCCGTAAATATTACCTGCCTTGTCCTTGTGATCAACGATAACGACCAGCACCTTACCTCCAAGACGTTCAAACAGCGTTCTCTTGTCCTTTTCTGAAGGTGGCACATACTTCCATTCCGGACCTGCAACAGTCCATCTGTGGAATCCGTCAATAATCGTATAATCCGGTCTCACGACAATCGGAAGCGTCCACCCATTTGTGAAAATAGATTGTGTGAGCAGTTCAAGGTTTTGCTTTGATACCTTGTTCGGGTTGTAATCATTCGGCTTTACCAATGTCCTGTCTACCCATTGGAGAGTAGAGGAAGGCTCCATAAGCTTATCCATTCTTCTTCGCCTCCTCCCTCTTAGCCTCGGTAATATACCGGCCATATATCCTCTGGTAGAGTGCCCTGTAAGAACGGAGCTTAGGATCTCCGGAGATAAGCCCCTCGTAAATAGCTTTGTAATCCTTATCCGTTGCTATTGCCGCAACAGATATGAAGAAATTTCGGTATCTGGAAGCCACATACCGTTTATGCTTTGTTGTAAAATAAATGTCCATGTTATTGAACATCTCTATAAGCTCTGCCTTATAGTCTTTCTGCCCCTGCCCGCTTTCATTGTTCTTTCGTGCGGCTGTGCTCCTGCCAAACATCTCGCTGTCCCAATACAGTGCTGCGAGATATGCATTAGGTTCTCTGCGTGTTACCCTCTCCATAAGGTCAGGGTAATACTCATTCATCTTCACAAGGCTACGTGCAGTATCCACAGAAAAGAACTGTGATACCCTCAGCTGACCTTTTCGGGTTCCTGCCTGCCACAAGAACAGGTAAATCTCCGGAATGTCAACATGCTCATTCAGCAGGTAAAGCCATACGTCATTGTTTGTCCAGTCATAGATCGGAAAGACCTGGTGCTTATTCGTCATTGTCTTTCCTGCCTTTATCATGGATGCAATGTTCTGTAATCTCTGCACCGATTCTGCTGTCCGTATTCCTGTTATTGTGATTCCACTCTGACAGGTTCTCGGAAGGAAGTCTTGGTACGCATCAATCCTCGGTCTGAGGAGCGGATGATTCCTGATTGCAAATGCAGGCGGTCTTCTTACCCACACATTCTCTTTTGTGTGATCCCAGCAGATAAAGGTTTCATCATTCGATAATTCGTTGAAGCAGTTGTAATGTTTTACTTCCAGACAATACCATTCAAATCTGGCACCCATGAGAAGAAATCTCTTTCTCCAAGTCTTTACAGTCTCCTCAATGCATGGGAATATGGCTTCCTCGTCTATGAACTGCACTACAAGTTGGCTTGGATTGATCTTTCCTCTCTGCACAAGGTTGTAAATCAGCTGTGCCATGCATAAGCTGTCCTTCCCGCCGGAAAAGGACATATATACCGGCAGTCCGTTGTTGAATACGTTTGTGATCCGTATTTCAGCAGCCTTTACAACATCGATGCTGGACTCACATCTCTTTACAGCCATATCTTCTCACCGCACTTCGGACAGATAACGAATTTCTTTACCTCGGCGGTTTCTTCGTCCTGCTCCTCATGGACAGCATCACTTGTGGTTGTAATAGCTGTATTCTGTGGATTTTCATTGGTACTAGAACCAGAATCCGGCATATTTGGTTCTGTGGGCTTCTGGCTTCTCTCTGTCCTGTCTCTAATCGCCTGTATCTCTGATTCATCAAGAGTGCCATATTCCGATAGTTTCTCGGTCACTTCTTCGGCATCCGATACCATCTGTTTCAGTATCTCTGAATCGAAACCAGGAATATCAAGGTCCCCCTGCAGATCTTCCAAGAAAGAATTGAGTGTGTCAAGGTTCTCGATACCCAGTGAGAATATCTTGTTGTCAGCAATCATAAGTTTTTTCTTCTGGTTCTCTGTCAAATCAGTGTACTGGTACACCAATGCTTCCTCATACCCCATACGGAGCAGGGTTTCATATAATCCGTTGCCGGCGAGGATTACATTCTTCTCATCAACAACAATCGGTCTAATCTGCCCGAACATCTTCACGCTTCGCTCAAATTCTCTGAGCTGTTGCTCTGTATGGATGCGGACATTTTTCTCAGGTCTTACCATATCGGTAAGCTTCATAGTAATGCTATTCATAATGTTTTCCTCCAAAATATTATTTTGAAGGAGAGTGACGTAATAAACCATCTGCAAATGGTGTGTTACTCCAAGCCCTTTAGAAATTCTTTTGCACTTGGAATTTTCTTGGCAGCTTCTTTCACTATATCCGGCTCAATCTCGTAGACTTCTTTCCATCCGTTTTCGATGGATCCCGTCCATTGTCGTGCCGCCCATGGATGGGTGCCGCATAAATATCCGTTTTTCCAATCATAAATTGGAGGCATTACCAAATTGTAATAATGGATATATGCCAATACTTCTTCATGGCTCCAATCAGCCATAGGACTAAAACGTGTGACACCTTTTCCGTCCGTATATATATTGCTCCCTTTTCCGACGTAGTTTCCATCAGCTCTTCTGCGTCCAAGCAAGATCATATCAAGCTCATGAGCCTTATAATACTTTGCCTGTCCTCTGTGTTGAACAATATGAAACCATTGCGCCGCAGTGTTGGAATCCTGTGGGAACAGCATCTGCGGGTGTTTCACAAGCCATTCAATATCCTGCCCTGTGTTTATAATCTCCAGTTTAGGAGGCTTATTCCTATCCACCCATTCTGTAAATGCTGAATACTCCAAATTACTCACTACGAGGACGCTATCCTCTATTCCTGCTTGTCTGCAGACATCTGCGAGCACCAAGGAATCTTTGCCACCACTCCATGCAACTGCAGCTTTCTTTCCATTTGTTGTAGCCATGATATCTTTTACTGTCTGTCCCACTCTTGCATCAAGTTCTGATTTTGAGACAAGATCTTCAATCTGCTTCATTGCCTCCAACCATGCATCATTACTAATTTTCTGTTTTCTCCCAAGTATCTGTTGTCCCATTTATTCCACCGCCTCTCTTTTTAAGACACGAGAAATAACCAGTGCCACCATTCCAGACGAGAGGACTGTTATCAGGCTTCCAGCTGTTTTATATGCTGACAGGTTGGAAATCGTCCCGTAGGCAAAAATAGGAAGCCCTACAAGGAATGCTGTAAGCACTCCTACGACAACTCCGCTTGCCGTAAGCCTCACATTCATCAGTGTAAGCATGGTAGGCAACATTGTTGTGGCTCTTAGTGTGCAGTAAAACAAGAACATGTGCGTTACTGTCAGTCCCGGAATATTTGCAATCAGTATTCCAACGATAAGCAAGACAATCATGGATGCCTTAGATGCTTTTATCTGGTCTGCATCCTTCAATCTCGCTGTGGCTTTCAGATCCGTTGTCAGTGATGCGATTGCACATAGGTTACTATCCACTGTGGAAAGCAGTCCGGAAATCAGCATGAACATGAATGGAATGATTACCCATGCAGGGAATATCGCCTTGATCAACTCAAAGTTTACCATTCCTGTGTCTGTCGGAATAAATCCTGTGCCGGCTGCGATAAATCCGAGAATTCCCATTGAAAGTGGAACGACCGCAAACATCACAGCTCCAAGACCGAATGAACGTCCGATTCTGTCTTTCCTGATTGAAAAAGCTCTCTGCCAGAAGCACTGGTCTCCAAAAGGTCCGGCAAACAGTCCGATTGCCGTAGGCAGTCCAAATCCCAGAAATACTTCCAAACCTTTCTCCGAAAACAGGTGTCCGTATTCTCCGCCTGCTCCTGCAATCTGAATGGCAGCTGCTCCCCCATTAAGCTTCAATGCCCATGGAACGAAGATTGCGCATGCCAACAGCAGGAACACCATCTGAATTGCGTCCGTAAAGACAGAAGCCTTGATTCCGGAAATCTGCGAATAAGAAAAAGCTATGACTGCCAGTACGATAGTCATAGCCCATAATGGTAAGCCCGTTGCCGTACTCAGTATCTTGCCTCCTGCTAACAGTTGAACTGCAGTTGACAGGATTGTAAGTGCTGTGAGCTGAAAGAGATATACTCTCTTTACCGGCTCGGACTTGTATTTCTTGTGCATATACCCGGAAAGCGTGATTCCGTCCGGCATATCCCGCCGGATTTTTCTTGCAAATGGAATGAACAGGATCAGGCATAAAATATTCGGCACTAAAAACCAGAACAGCCCTGCAATGCCATTCGAGTAGGCCTTCTCTGCCGACGTGAATAAAGCCGGCGCCCATATCCAGGTTGCCGCAATGCTCATTGCCGATACTACCATTCCCATATTTCTGTGTCCTACATGGAAGCTCTCGCCTCCGTCTTCTCTTTTCGTAAAAGCTTTTGTCGCACCCACCATCAAGAGTGCATAGACAATCAATACGATTATCCCTTGCATTTTTGTTACCTCCTTCGGTTTTTTATAGTCGAAGGAGCAACAAAAAAGCACCGAGTTTTTGCCCGATGCTTTACGATTTAGAATTTTACGAATTTCACTTTACCACTTATATATTTGAACGTCAACCGAAACTTTTTTGAAATGGGGGATTTATTGTAATGTCAAGCCATCCACCCCAAAAATAAGTGCCGACAGTCTTTCGAGAGCAATTTTCTCGTCAATGTATGTCGTGTCGTTGGATACATTCCACTTCTCAGCAAGCTCTTTCCTGCTTATTTTGTCTTCGGATATGTATAATCCGTATATGATATCATATCTCCGTTTGTCCAGCTCGTTTGAAGACTTCTCGCAGCATACCTCAAAGATTTCCAACATCGTCCGGACGTGGCTTACGATAATACCGGTTCTTGTAGCACTGTTCTTAATGCTTTCCACCACAAGGACGTCATTGTAAATGTTCATCATGCTTTCGAGGATATCTGCAGCTGACTCCTCCATCTGTGTCCTTCCGAATACGGAGTTTTCCGCATTCTCCTGTAACATGCGGAAATTACGGAGCAGAAGTTTCGTGTTATGGAGCCTTCTATCTCCCCGTTTCTTCTGCGATTTCTTCAATTCTTCGACATACTTATCTATGCCTGCGTTTGCTCCTACCTCAGCCGCCTTTTCAAGAAGATCGTGTAAATCTTCGGGACTTAATGCTATGAGGGTAGAGTGTGCGTTTTCATTTCCATCCATTGATCAGACCTCCCTAAAAATATTCCGGTTCCTGGTACCGCTTTATCCGAAATGCTTTTCAAGAAGACCTAACAGGTTTCTTGCTTCCTCCTCTGTAAGTGTAATGCCTTTTCCCATTTTTTCATCATCGGGCGACCAGTCTCTGATATCATACTTAGGATCGGCATCATTCCAGCTTACCAACCGGAGTTCTTTGTTCCACCCGTTGGCGCCTTGTCTTATTATACCAATTTTTTCTATCGTTGTACATTTAATTTCTGACATTTTGCATTATTCCTCCAATTCGTTGTTAAAGTTTTGGTCTCTTTGTCGGCTCGATCCGGCTCATGTGTACCTCTGTCTCAGCTCCGTTCTCCTGCATCTTCTTGTTGTAGAGATAAATCTGGTTGGAAACCTGCTGTGGTGTCATTTTCATTTCATCTGCAATGTCCTTGACCTTCCACCCTGCCTTTTTCAAAGCCATAATCTTGCCTACATCATACTTTTTCTTTCCGGTCGTGCTTTCATCTTCCACCTCCTCAGATACGGTTTCCTGCGGTTTTGTCTCACTTTCAGCAGATTCGCTACGCTTTCCCTCGTTTTGATCACATTTTTCCTTATTTTGATCACGCTTTTCATCGTTTTGAGACGGTTTTAACGGCAATGTACGCACATATCTCCGGATATCCTCCGTACACTTCTTGCAGAAAAGCCAGCTTTCAAACTCATTCTCCTCCAACAGATCTCCCTCTGCTTTATCTCTGGTATTTACGGACACGAAACCATGCCTTTTCTCCTTTGTCATTTCCACTCCGCACCGATCGCAAAAATACTTAATCATCGTCATTCCCTCCTTTCGGCATTTCTATAAAATCACTCAGTTCCATTTGTCCCGGCACCTCATAATCCCAGTCATCCACAGGACTGCAATCTCCTTTGGCTGCTCTGGTTTTCTTTGGCCGAGGTGGCATTATCTTCTTGTAACATACCGGTCCGTAACCTCTCAGGATGCTCTCGGCATCCTTTAAGGCTCGTCCGCATTTCTCGCATATCATGTACTCTCTCCCTGGAAATCGAAGACATACGCTGTATTTTCGGCAATACCTTCTGTCGAAAAGTCACTCCACGCATGGCCTTGCCTGTAAATCCTTCCGGCAAGTATGTCCAAAGCATACTCTTCACGTTCAGCATCTTTCTTCAGCCATACACAACTTGCTTTTACATGGTCTATAATCCGCTGTAACAGTGCCTCAGAACCGGATGCAGCTACGCATTCTCTCATGATTTCAACCCATCTTTCTGGCTTAAAATTCCCCGCATGCGTTTCGTATGTTTCCGCAAATGCTAATACTTCCTTTTTGTTCCCTCTGCTGTTGACAAAATATTGGCCAGTCCCATTTGAGCGACCAACCCGGTGACTTATCCTATAATCCTCCATCCTGTGTACCTGCATCAGCCTACCTCCTTCACCCTCGTAACATGGGAGCACCGGAAGATCGGTCCTGTAGTGTTCCCTCCCTTGTCAAGCAATGCATAGTAATTATGCTTCCAGTACAGGTTCGGATTATGCTTAACCGCATCTGTATTGGTCTTCTGCAGACAACCTTTGTAGGCTCTTCCATCAAACAGCAGCACCTTGACCTGTCTGCCTATGTATGTTTCAAGCTTTTCACGCTTCATTCGCTGTCCCCCTTCTTAGATGTGGCAATCCACTATTGTCAGTATCCATTCCGGATCGGCTTTATCAATAAAGTTCTCCTTGAATCTCATATCCCATTCAAATGATGCATCTGGCGTCTCACTAGAACAGCCAAACCATCCCATCTGTCCTTTCTGATACCACGTCCCATCAGGCATCACAACAGCATAAGTAATAACTGAGGACTGTATTCTTGCAAATAGCTCCTTATTTTTATACTTGGCTATAAGATATTCTTTTTTATAAAGACTGAGGAAATCTTTCTTATCCTCTCCCTGTTTCAAAGGAGCGTCTTCTATGACAACCTCCCACCAGCGGATATTCTTTTGATACTCTACAGCATCCGGTTCAAAATCTATGTCTTTCACCTTGGCTTGAGCATATCGTCCTTGCTTGTCCCGAATCGGCATTACCAAACTTGCCTCTCCTTTTTGTCCATCTTTCGCTTTTAAGAAACCCTTCCACCTGCCTCCAATCGTCCAATAATCCCATTTCGCGTTCGGGTTCTCCCAATATCCATAGTCCTGTTCTTCCTCGTCAAAAGGTGTTTGTATGAAATCCTCCATATATTCTTTGAATGTTGGATACAACTCTTTGAACGGGATATTTATTTTTTCCGCTCCAAGAGATTGTAAATCCTCTACATAATATTGCTCATCACTCCCGAATCCGCTTTTCTTTGTACGTTTTGTATTGTCTTGATTAAACGCTTCGTACATTGCTTTAGTAATTGGTCTGTATAAAATATTGTCCCAAGGCCATACTAGACTTCCATCCAGCAATCTCACCTTTTCAGTTGTTTCATTTTCCCAAATTTTACGGTTTTCCTCAGATTCACTAATAAATTTTAGGTATTTCTTAGGGCAATCACCCATATTGTTTTCTTGGTATGGAGCAAGTAATTCTTCTACACTCTTTGTTCCATCACTAAATACTGCCACTGTAAAATGACTCATCCTGTTACCTCCTAAATTCTTAGTTATGCGTATCTCTAAAATTCTCCATAGCCCACTTGTTACCAGTAGCCCTAATCTTCGCTTCGGTTCTCTCCTGCGGTGTAGAGCCTCTGCCAACGCATGCGAGTATGGATTTCCTTACGGAACTTCCCTCCGTCAGCCCCATTGCGTCCAGAGCCTCCTTTGTTCCACACTCATCACATATCATTGTCTTGTTGTCCACCCTCGACAGGGCTCTTAGCCATTCTGTATCTCTTCCACATTTCGGACACTTCATATTTTCTTTCATGGCCGGTGTGATTGCCGCACCAATGGTCTTTGCGGTATGCACCCATACAGTAATTCACATGAATGCAGCTTCTACACATTTCCTCCGGATCCATTACTCTCCTTTCCGGGCGGTGCACCACGACCGCCCTGTTTTATTTCGTGATATACATTATTCCTGACCATAGGGTAACTTGGTGCCTGATTGCTGTTCCAGATATGCCTTATTGGCGGCTGATATGACTGCCAGCACATCCTGTAATCTGCATGTGATCAGCAGATTCTTCTCTGGTATCTCCAAGGTGACGATACCGCCCTGCACAGTTGATGTGATTTTAATATCACACTGCTCCAGATCGACTACTCCGCCTTTCCGCAGGCTCTTTCCATTGCGTATTTTTCTTACCACTGCTTTTCCGTCTATTGCCATTGCATCTGTAAATCCTGCCATTTATGCCTCCTTGAAATTTACCGGAAGTACCAGGGCTGTCATATCGCTATCATCTGCCTTAATAAGAGCAGGCTGTTTGGCCGAGGTAAGCTCCAACGTTACTGTGTCACATTCAAAAGCCTTGAGGCTGTCCATCATCAGCCTCGGATCAAAGGCGATCTTCAAATCTTTCTCAAATGGTTCGATTACAGGAATCTCCTCGTGAAAGTCTGCCATGGTGCTTCTGTATGTAAGTCCAATGGTGTCTCCGCTCATGTCCATGATTACAGGCGCCTTGTCTTCTGCTGAGCCGCAAAGCCTTGCACGATTGATAGCTTCCATTAACACTCTGCGGTCAATGATTGTGAACATTTCCCCGCTCATGAACATCTTCTTGTACTTGAAATACTCGCCCTGGATAATTCTGGTGTAGACCTCATATTCCTCCGACTTGAACAATGCTCCGTTTCCGTCATGGTAGATGGAGACATCACCCTCGAAGTCCATTTTCTTTACATTCTCCATAGCAGCTCTCGGCACGATAATCTGAAACTCTCCCTCGTAATCGATACAGTCCCAGGCAATCCGGTGTCCGTCCAAACCGACAAAATTCAGCTTTCCATCTACACACTCAAGATACATTCCAAGCATCTGCTGATTGGATCCGCTTGCCGCAACCGCATAGATTACATGGTCAATTGCCTTTTTCAGTTTCGATGCCGGTATCTTGGCAGGCTCTTTGTCTGTATCAATGCTCTTTGTGTAGGCAAACAGCTCTGCGTCCAGCGTCTTGAACTGGTTCTTGATCGTTCCTGTCTTGATAACAAGGTTTCCTTTGCTCACGCTGACTTCAAGCTCCCCATCCGGAAGACTGCCGATGAAATCAAAGGCTTTCGCAGGGATGATGAATGGTTCTGTTTCCTCCTCCATGCCCTCTAATTTCGCCTTAACGGTCAGATTTGTGTCCGAGGCGATTAAATACCCGTCCGAACACAAGACTCCTTTCAATGCCTCAATCGTGGTCCTTGATGGTACTATTCCTTTCAGCTGTCCTATTTTCTTTGACAGCTCACTTTTATTAATCCTCATAGTTCTTCCTCCGTATCACTCAAAATAACTTCTACCCTTGGTTCCTCTGAATAATATTTCTCACAGGTAATGCTCACTACCTGCGAATCATCATGGTATGCCAGATGGTTCAGCGCATCTGCATATACTTTGACAACATTATCGATATCCGGTTTCTTGGTTGGACGTTCCTCTCCGTTTGCCATCATCTGTTTTCTTTTCTTGCTTGCACTGGCCGGAATGGTGTAATATGCCTTGATCTGCATCATCACAGGAACCTTTTCCGGAAAGCTGCCCTTGCACTGCCTCCGGTACTCCCATCCGATCAAGTTCTCATACACCAGCGTGGCTTCCGGTGTCCTTGGATGTGCCGCAGGATTCATGGGATTAAACCTCGGACGTCCTTTCCCTTTTGGCTCCCCCGGCACTGTAAATGCCCTAACCATTTGAAGCTCCCAGGTGCTTTTCCAGAATTGCCTTTATATCTGCAAGCTTTGTGGTTCCAATGCCTTTTACGCTGCCAATCTCGCCGATAATCTCAACAATATTTACAGCAGGCTTGGCAGGAGCAGCTTCTTTCCCACGATGAAAGCCCTCACTCCTTGCTTTCTCTACTCTATCCTCCACGTAATGTACCAGCTGTTCGTCTGTCATTTTGCGGATTTTGACCGCTTTCTCATGAATCTTGTCCTCATCAACTGTTCTGCGACAGCTTCTTTTCTTCGCCATTTTATGCTCCTTTCGTTCGTTCCTGCTGGCATGCGATATTGCAATACCAGCAGTGTAATCTTTATAGCCCTCGCTGTTCCGGCACCACATATTACATACTCAGTACAATCCGACTGGCTGATAACTCATAAGCTGTGTGTCGCTCCGAATTATCCTCACTAATTTTCTTTACATATTCACGGCTCTGGATTCTTCCCTGCAGCTGCACTCTCTGTCCAACCTCTAATGTTGATGCAAATCTCGCATTTCTGCCCCATGTAATACAAGGAATGTAATCTGACTTTCCATAAGCTCTGTTCACAGCAATGAGCAAATCTGCAATTTCCCTGCCAAGTGGAGTCTTTCTATAAACTGGTTCTTTGCAAACGTATCCATCAAGATCAATATGGTTTTCTCCAATAAATTCATCTTCAGTTACTGGATTCAATTCTACGGCAAACACAGAGAGTATCAGGCGGTTCTTTTTCTCTTCATGTCTGTTATAAGAGCGGAACTGACCGACAACCTCATACAATTTTCCCACATTAATGTCTTCAATATTGCACATTCTTTCTGAAACCATAACCGGCACTGTATCAATGTTTCCGCTTTCTCTCGGAATGCTCATGTCAAAAACATAAAATCCTTCTCCGTATACCTCGTGGCTGTATACCGGTGTTCCTGCAACTTCTCCTGCTAATACTACTGCGTTATTTTCAAATCTGTTTTCTGCATTGTTACTCATCTTTTAATCCTCCATATAGTCAAGTTTTGGGAGTTCAACCCCCATATTTTTACAACTGTTCTCAAAGCATGCCCTGCATAAGTAAGCATATTGTTTAGCTGGTGTACCTCTTTTTGCTCTTGCCATCAATGCCACCATCTGGTTCTTACGAAGCACTTTCCCACACTCAGAGCACGCTTCATAGAGCTTGTTCTGCATTTTTTTGCTGATCGTCTTTTCAAGGAGCTGCTTCGGGAAATCCCTCCGCATATTCTTTTCTCCAACAATCGGAATCAGGCTGTCTTTCATAAAAATTGGTATTCCGAACGTATCTGCAGTAAGCACCAGATTCTTAATCCACTCAAACTCCGGAATCACTTTGTTCTTTGACCGCCCTGTCTGTGCTCCGACAATAATCCATGGTGGTGCTGTTTTCGCTGTTGCTTCAAACTTACCGAAGTCCTCAAGTATCGGCTCGATACTCAAAAACCAGTTATATGTGCCGGATTCAAACCATGCATACTCTTGATTCGGCCTCGTTACTGTCGTGCCATACCAGAAATTGTCCTGCTGTGGCAGCTTCCCGGCATTTGCCAGCTTCATGTATCGTTCTGGGTTCTTTGTCAGAAACAAATAATTGTGCTCGTCATGCTCCAGGCACACCGTGAATATTTCCTCAATCCACTGATCCGGTACCCACTCTCCGAATACATCAGCCATAGCTCCCACAAAAATGTTGTTACCCATTTTCAGTTTGCCAATCGTATCCATACGATATCTGTGAAAGGTCGGCTCGAATCCGAATGGATATACCAACGGATGCCCTGTCTCACTCAGCATCGGCTTATCCAAAATATATAAAGTGCTTTCGTCCGGTCCAGTTTGCGTCGAATAATCCGCCTTACACATCTTATTGAGCCTTACGTCTCCGCTGAATCTGGCTGTCATAGTTCTTGCATAGCAGTAATGGCATCCATGATTGCATCCCGTAATAGGATTCCATGTGTGATCACACCACTCAATTTTTGATTTATTCACAACGTTCCTCCTTTCTGACATATCCAAGCTGGACTTCCTCTTCCCATGGAACATCTGAACAATTAACATGCTGTCCGCACTTGCTACAATAATCCGGCTGATAATCTGGACCGGCATTGAGGATATGGTTGCATCTAGGACAGATACAATACTGATGAAGCGTAATAGCGAATCCATACTTGTTGTATGTCCCGTGCTTAATCTTGGGCTTTCTCGCAATAAACTTTGGCATTATTAAATTAGTTACCTGTCCCAGCATTTGTATCATCTCCTTCCTCCCAATACTCAACAAAGTATTCATACTGTGCTGTCTTCCTGCCTTCTGTTCCGGGAATCATTCCTCTGCCGATACGTGCCGCATATCCTGCTTTGATCAGCATTCCGCATAATGAAAGCCTGTCCTCTTCATTCCACTGGACTGAACCCTTACGCAGACTGTAAATTCTGTTTCTTTTTGCCATTTGTATCTCCTTTCTGGATTGCATCCTGCATTTTCTTCTCGAACACCTGCACAAAGGCTTTCACATCCGGTGGCATCCCACAGTTGCTTTTACCTCTGCACTGTACGACCTTGTTATTTTTCCATTCCATCGTGAAATAAGATTGCTCTGGATGATCTGCCTTTCTGACAAAGAAGATGTTCGTTTCTCCTTTTGCCACTCTCTCAACGTAACCTCCTACACAGTGATGAAGAGCTTCTCCTTCCTTGCGGATTTCATCCCCGCTCTGCGGCACTACAAGGATCAGCCCCTTTCCTTTTATCTGGAAAGCATCCACTCCATCATTCTTACTGAATATCTCCTCCATTGCTTTCTTCGTCTGTTCCATCCTCTTGGCGGCCAGCTTCTCCCTGCGTAACTTTTCAGCTGCAGCTTTCTTATCCTGCAATGCCTTATACTCTCCCGCCACCCTGTCATGCACCTTTTTGAAATTGTTTGGCATGTAGATAAACTTGTTATCTAGGTCGTATTTCAGTTCCCGGCACCACCCTATATATTCAAGCCAGTCATGTGCCATATTCTGTTTTCTCTCTATTCGTGGATCTGTTCTCTCTTTGTACCTGTTGTAGGAATAGCCCCACATGCAGGCATTCTTTTCTCCAATCGGGTATCTCTCACTCTCCTTGTCTATGTACCGGCAGAGCTTATGGAGCGATACCCTTCTATTCTTCTCCTTCAGAAGATCTGTGTTGCATTCAAAGGTTTCGTAAAATTCCTTTAACTGCTCCGGCTTCATCTGGATATCAAGCTGCTGTGCTACCTGCAACAGGCGGAGTTCGTAATGATTGCCGTCTATTGCCTGTAGTGTCCTCGTATTGACCTTATTCAGCCCTAAGATTTCATAGATAGTGTCAGCCTTATAATTGACCTTGCCCGTCATGTTCCCGCTGTAGTTGTAGCCTTTTACCACATCCTTCGCCAACTGGTTCAAGCCCATTTTGCAGAACCACTCAAGCTTCGGAAATTTCAGATAAATATCAATGGCATCCTCGTATCTGAAAGCCGTGGTCGGCATGTTCTGTGCCAGAATTTCCAGTGCGGAATACTTCATAGGTGTGTGTTCCCATGCCTCTGGAAGATTTCCGGGATATAAGATACACTCCATGCATGCGATATTTCCCTCGTCTGGAATCCAGCGCGAATTCCCCCTCTGGTGGTACACTCCCCATTCATAGCTTTCCTTCATCAGCTTTTCGCCGAAGAATGTGCAGAAACAGCGGCTGTACTCATGCATGGTTTCTTCAATGCGTTTCTTACATATGCTGCCTGTTATCATTGCGTCATTCTTTATGTGTCTCCATGCTTTGAAGTACCGGAGTAAGAAACCTTCCTCCTGCCGATCCACATATATGAACCATCTTTCATCTGCTATCTGGCATGGCATTTTTCCTCTTGCCTTATATGTCACTCTGCTTCCGCAGAAAGGACATTCCCCCTTTTCATTGTTCCGAAGTCTTATCCTGCTCCGGTCAACGATTCCTGTCTTCTGGCAGTGCGTACACTCAAATTCAGCCTTTCCCTTGGATGTCTCTTTATAAATTCCGTACCGGCTGAAACTCATGCCCTGCTCCCATACCCAGTCGGTAAAATCCTGTGAAGGCTCTCCTATCGGCTCCATCCGCAGATCAATCGGCGCAAGGACTTTTCTGTGCTTCTCTGCCAGTCGTTCTGCCTTGACCTTGTCTTGGAATCTGTCAATAGCATTCCATACGTTCTCGTCAGTTTCTTTGCGGTAAGCCTTGAAAAAGTTCTCCATGATGCCCTTGTCCTCTGCTGTCCAGATAAACACCTTTGGAATGTGTTCGCTTTTCCATGTTTTTTGATCCCATTTGTACTCCCACAGCCGGAAACCCTGCATATTATCAAATGCAGCTGTAAGCCATTTAACCTTTGACTGTGACAGGTCCTGCGTGATATAATCATCACTCGACAGAAATGTCCTAAATGCTGCTTCCGTTTTTCCTTTTTTGAGCTTCGACACCTCATAGAAATTCAGAAGCAGTATTTTGTTATCATCAACCAGCTCCGCAGTCACAATGTGCTCCATTCCGTCCAGTCTATCTGCCATTTCAACCATTTCTGCTGTTGCCTCTGGTCTAGGCAATGCAGACAGCTTTCTTTTTTCCATCGTACATCCCTCCTTACAGGCCCATCATTGAGAACAGATCCATCTGCCCTTCAAGTTCATTCGACCTCTTCTTAGGAGCTTCTTTTTTCTCCGGCTCTTTCTTCGGTTTGTCCGCCTTTGCTTCCGGTTTCGGAGTTTCCTTGGCCGCCTTATCTTTTCCAGCTGTCTCCGCCTTTTTCTCAGCACGCTTCTTCATGCCGTCCAGACGCTTCTGCTGATCGGCTTTCTGTTTCTTTTCTCTCTCCTTGGCTTCCACAGCCTTTTTCTCTTCAAGAGCCTTATCATCCAGTCTGTAATAGTCCTCTGCCCATTCGTAGACTACGGAATCCTTTACCATGGCACAGTTTCCACTCTTGAGCTTTCGTGCCTGATCCATGATGTACTTGAAGCACTTCTCCCAGGTCTTATGCGTCTGGCATACCGCATCAGCCAATGTCTCCGACTCTTTGCACCGGTCAATCATGTGTGACAGGATAGGCTCGGCATAGCCTTCCTTTGCCTTTTTCAATTCTCCCTGCAGCTTTGCAACAGCTCCATCGATGCCCTTTGCTGTCGGCTCAGGATCCGTTTTTTCTTCCTCTCCACCATTTTCAGAAGCCTCCTGCGTTTCAGTATCGTGAGTTTCCTCAATATCCTGGCCGCAAGAATCATCGCCCGGTTCATCACCTTCTGCTTCCTCTGCTCCTGCCTGCTCTTCCATTGCCTTCTGCACTTCTTCCGGTGTCGGATCAGGAACATTCCCTGTCACAATATCCGCAAGGGAAGTCTTCCCCATATACACAGCCTCGTCAAATGCCTGTTTCTCAATCCCTGCAATGGCTCTTCCAATCTCTGACTTCGGCTCTGTTTCATCCAGACTTTCCATTGCCTCGTATTCCTCTTTGAGCCTGTCATTCGTAACATCAAACAATGTGTTACCGTCTGCATCATAGAATGCGGTTACAGTATCTCTTTTTAGAACCTTGTAAGTCGTGCTCCCGACCTCCAGCTCGCAGTTCTTTTCTTCTGCCGGATATCCCTTTTCCAGATACTCCAAAACTGCCTTGCTCCACTCAAATTCATAATCTCTGTTGTCTCCTGATGCGTAATGCACCACTGTCCTACTTGTTCCCATAGGTTTCCTCCTTTTTGTCAAAATCGAAGAAGAATACATATTCATCCTCTTTCTGTTGCTCCGCCTCTGGTAGAGGCATTAGTCTTTTCATGTTTTGTATAAATATCCGCATCTGCCACCTGTTAGAGTAGTAGAGCGGTGTGTACCAGAACTCCTGTCCTTTCTGTTCGTCCGGTTGTAATACCGAGCCTACAACAGGATTTACAATCGTGTCGGCTATGCAGATATATCCGGCACATCCAAGCAGTGACAGCTGAATGTAGCACATCTGGCCAACCACTCTGTCAATGTCCTGTCCTACGAAAAGAACCTTTTCCTGATAATTTATCCCTCGTTCCTTGAATGTGTTTGCAGCGGATATCAGCGTTGCACCTGCTCCGCATGCCGGGTCCGAAACTGCTATGTAATCCCTGTCCTCTGCCTTGCTTCTGACGGTGTCCCCGATTGTTATAAGGGACATCATTTTGCAGACATCATACGGAGTAAAGAATTGTCCATGCCAGTGACTTCCAAGATTGAGCTGCATATACAGCTTTCCGAGGAAATCCTGATCCGGATTGTTTTCTAATGCCATCGTTACAATGGCGAACAGCTTTGCCGGTATCTCTACATCTCCGCCAAGTTCCTTGATGCACCTCTCATATTCTTTTTCCCTGTCAGCTTTCCTTTTGGGGTTGGTCTCAAATACATTTGCAATCGTGCAAGCCATTGCCGACATAAGATCTGACCATACCTGCCATGCCGTTCTGCTGTAGCACAGATGACTGAACAGGTCTAAGAATTCCTTTTCAGTGCCCTTTATTTCATCATTCGTTTGTACCGCCACCCATCAACCGCCTCCTTACTGCTTCAAATTGTCGCGCTCTTTCCTCACGCTGTTGTGGTGTCAGCTCTTTCCTTTCCGGAGCAACAGTCTGTTCTATCGCAGGAGGTTCTCTGGCTTCAATCCGGGGAGCATACTGCTGTTGCAGCATCAGCTTTTCATTTGATATAAAATCCGGTAACATATTGCTGTTGACCGCTTCCCTTGCCTTTGCCTCATACGCTTCTCGGAAGTTGGCTCTGTCTGCTGTCGGATTTTCGCTCTGGCACAGCCTGTTCCATCCGAGGTTTTTAACCACCGATACTGTCAGATCGTCCATCAAGGCAAATGCTTCCTGCGGGTGATACCATCCATACTCCGACATTGCCCTCTGGACCACTCCCCATGCCTCGTCAAAACCGAGGACAGGAGGCTTGCACCTTTCCATACACAGTTTTCTGATTTCTGCAATGTTAGGAGGATAAACGCTTGTGCTTATGTGCTCCATAACCGCATTCTCAACGACTTTCCCGTTGAGGTCTTTCAGCATCCGGTACCAGAACTCCATTGATGCATCATCAGCCATTATCTTTGAAGCCGGATATGCTGATTTGACCGCAACTGCGATCATCGCAAATTCTGGTTTAGTCATCCTGAGCCCACCTCCTTGCCATGTCAGCATATTGTGAAATACTTGACTGCCTGTCTGTCTGATTATAGGTCTGTGTATATCCAGGTGTACCGCCTCGGTTCTGAACCTTTGATATCCAACCATTGATGAACCGCTTTATCCCACTGGCTGTTTTCCGCTTCTTCGGATTAGCATCACACCAGCCTTTCATTGCTCTAAGCTCCTGCATTACATCAACCGCCGGATACAGTTTCGATAATTCCAAGATGTATCCCTGTGTGATTGGGTATTCCTCTCCGGTATTCAGTGGTATTTCGATTACCGGCGGCTCCGCAGCTACTTGTTGCTCGGAGCATATAGTAGTATTGGATTCATATTCCGATTTGGATTCGGATTGGATTGGATTACGGACACATTTGTTGTCATTTGCTTTAATCTGCTGTCCTTTGCTGTCAAATGTCAGCAATTCGCATCCGTCCGCAAATTCGGGATATTTACTTTTCTGATTACGGATTCTTTGATGGGCCGCCCAGGTTACCAATTGCAGGTACGGTCTTCCTTGTGATTCATACACTCTGACCAAGCCTACCGCCGCCAACCTACCAAGTGCCTTATCTATATCCTTCTCCGTAATGTCTTTCAGAGGAAAGCAGCTCCCTTTGATTATCTTTGCTCTTCCGTCATATCTTCCAAAATCATCACAGGTTACAATCAGTCGATAGAACAGAACCTCCTCAAACCAGCTCAAGGAATCTATTTCCTCGCTTCTGCATATGCTCTCCTTGATTATCCGGTTTGGCATTGAATCACTCTCCTTTCGGGTGCCGGAGGGGTTTCCCCTCCGGATCCTGCTTTAATAAATTACCTTGCTTCCATGTTCCGTCTTCACAACATCCAAATTCTGAGGGAATCTGGCTTTCATGGTCGGATCATGCGTAATAGCCATAATCTTAATATTGCTGTACCGACTCTGGATGGTTTCCAGTGCGTCACAGTATGCCTGGATGCCATCCCCATCAAGGAATGGTGGCTCGTCTATGAATAACATTCCAAGCTGCACTCCTGCCGAAGATGATTTAATCTCGGCCAGTGCAAGGATTACCGACAATGAGGACTTAACCTTCTCTCCACCGGATTTTGACAGGTAAGGAAGTACGGATTTTCCATATTCCTCAATGAAAATATCCAAAGAACCCTTTTCCTTGCCGTTCTTCTGCAAGCGTTCCAGTCTGAACTCGACACCCATCTTGCCTCCGGTCATCTGACCGAGGATAGTGTTGGCTGTTGCTGTCAGCTGTGGGATGATGGATCTGATAATCTGATGCGGCACTCCGCTCTGGCTGAATGCAACCTTTAAGGTGTCATAATCTGCAGTTTCTTTCGCATATCCCACCTGCTTCTCCTGCAAGACTGCAATGTCCTGTTTCAGTTTGGCAATCTGCTGTGCTTTCTGTTGTAAAGCACCTATACGCATCTGGCTTTCTCTAACCATGCTGTTGATTGCATTGACCTCTGTTTCCAGACCATTGACAACCGCCTGCACTTCCTCAATTCCTGCCATTGCAAGAATTTCCTTGTCTGCCTCTGCCTGTCTTTCCCTGATTTCATCATCAATGCCGACAAGCTCCGTTGTCAGTTCCAATACTCTGTTCAAGGCTGTCATATTTCTTTCCTCAGCAACCGGAATCATCTTCTCCTTTTCAACCCATGGATCCAACACTGTAATGGCACTCATCACATGCACATGCTCCTCAAAAGCTTTCGCATATATACTCTGTTCTGTTTCTGCCTGTGTGCCCTTTAATTTGACCTCAGCGAGCCTGTTTTCCTCTTTGGATATGTCAGACTTCAAATGTTCGATTTTCGCCCGTATGAGGCTTAACTGGCTTTCCCTCTGGCTGATTGCTTCAACCTGTGATACATACGGAAGCAGTGTCGCACATTCACTCTGGAGTGCGGATAATGCGGTCAAATCAAATCCAATCGCTTCCATAGCAGCTTTCTTCTCTTCAATCTCCGCCGCTGTCTTTGCAAGTTCAGCTTTTCTCCGGGCTTCAATATCTGCATACAAGGTATCCTGCATTGCCAGCTTCTCCTTTGCTTCAATGGCATCCTGTAAGAACTTGCAGTGTGCATTCTCGATATCCACGCATCCGGATTCATTCAAAATTGCAACTTTCTTTTCAAGGACTAGCTTCCTCTCGTCTGCCGCCTGCTTTTCTCCGTCAAAACTTGTTCTTGTTTCGCTGTCGTGGAAAACAGTCGCAGAGAATTCCGTCTTTGCTTTCTGGTATGCGACCGCTTTCTCCTGCATGGCTTCCAGTTCAGCCTTCTTCCGGCTGTATTCCTCCGCTTTCTGTTTGGCTTCTCCGTCATTGGCAGATTCCAGTATCATGGCATTCATTGTATTCAGGCAGTCCTGCAATGCATTCTTGAGGTTTGCAACAGATTCCTGCTCTGTTTCTGCCTGTCTTGCATAATTCTCTGCTTCCTGCTTCTTGGAGGTGTAAAGTGCCGACTGCCCTGCAAGATCCAGCTCACGTTTCAAAAGATTGTTTCTCTCCGCAATCTTCTCCTCGATTTCAGCCTTTCCGGCAAGAATTGTTGCACTACTGTCTGCGATTGCCTGCTGGGTGGCTCTATTCTGCTCTGTAACGGTCTTCTTAGCCTGCAAGGTTGTGACAGCTGCAAGGGCTTTCTTTCGTCTTTCTACGGCTTCCTGCTGATGCGACAAGATAAGCTTCTTCTGGTCTCTCTCATTGACCTTCTCCTGCAATCTGAGTTCCTGTTCTGCCAGTTCTGATCTGCAGGCTTCCAGTTCTTCATCCGGCTTACCGAATTCAGCAATCGTCACATTATGGATAGTGATCTCCTGCTCCAGCTCCCGTTTCTTCGCTCCGTTCACTCTCGCATTGTCAGAAGCAATCCTCTCCATCGACTGATAAATTCCAAGGCCAAGAAGTGTGCCGAGCACTTCTACTCTTTCTTCCGGCTTTGCCTGCAAGAATAATCCGTACTGGTCCTGCATGATCAGTGCACAGGATTTAAAAGTAAAACTGTCCATTCCAAGAATGTTAAGGATTTCCTGCTGGGTGTCGTTGTAGCGTTCCTTTGAGCAGTCCTGCCATTCGTTCTCGATAAACTGTGAAATGTTCAGTGTTCCTTTTCCGGAACGTGCTCTGGTTCGTGTGACACGATACTTCTTCTCGCCTATGCGGAACGTAAACATGATCGAACCCGACCGGACACTTTCATCATTCCTCAGCCATGGTGCTTTTCCGGAATCGTCCTTTATCACTCCCTCTCTTGGTTCTTCATAGAGGCAGTCGATAATGGCATCCATGAACAAACTGCTCTTTCCTGCTCCATTCTGACCATTAATGGTACAGAACGTAATATCCTCAAAATTGAAGGTTTCCTCTTCATAATTGCGATAATTCTTGACTGCAATCTCTACCGGTTCAAATGCTCCGCTGTTGGCAGTCTTTGAATTGCTTGCCTCTGCTTCCGCAATGATCGGTCTTGCCTTCAGCACAAGTTCCTGTATCTTATCCTGTGGAAACTGCTTTTCTTCGAGATACTTAATGAGGTTCGCTTCCGGATCCGTCGTATTTTCAAGCTGTGTCCTGTTTGCAAATTCATCTATCTTGTCCGGAAGTATCTCCCACACCATGAATGCCCCATCATCAAGCAGCTCCTTTTCAAGAACCGCTGTGTTCAATGCCTTGCTGTTTTCTGCTGAACAGCTGTAATGCACGCGGACAATCTTGTCGTCAATTTCGCCTCTCCATTTCTGTGTAGCTACAAAGTCAAGAGCCTGCATATTGATCTGTGTCACATCATCCTCATCGAGTTTGATTGTTGCAAATCCTCTGTACGGTGTCTTGTGGAAGATGCTCTGCCACGTTCCAAGCTCGTGCCAGTTATGAATCCAGAAGCCTCTCTCCTGCCCCTCGTCATTGAAATTCAGAGCATTTATCGCACCGGAGTAATACCAGTTACGGTTATGTATCTTCTGTGGTCTGTGGATATGTCCCAGTGCCACCAAATCATAGTTAGCTGCCAGAAGTGCTTCCTGTGGAATGACCGGTTCGAACTGTGTAAGCATCATGGTCTGTCCGCTTTCTGTGTTGCAACCCGGAATTGTATAGTGTGCCATCAGGATACTTTTCTTCTCCAGAGAACACTGTGCTTTCAGACCAGTCACGATATTGGATAATTCCTCAGTAAATACCAAATTTTCTTCATCAGCACTAATTCCCGGATGGTTTGCTCTGAATATTCCCCGGTCAAATCCCGGAATCAGTGCGATATCTGCATCCTCAAAAGGAATTACCTGTGGGGTAATCACGATATGTACATTGGGAAATGGCTCAAATGTCTGTGCAAGTACATTAAACAGACCTATTCCATCATGGTTCGGGGTGCCTCGCATAACAACCACCTGCTTAGATACTGCCGCGAGCTCTTTGATATAATGGGTTGCTGTGACAATTTCCTCACAGCATCTGTCCGACCATGTCTTTCCGGAATGGAATATATCTCCAGATACCAGTGAATAGTCCGGTCTTTCTTCTCCTGCCACTCTGATCATTTCATTCAGACATCTTTTTGTATCTTCTGTACGGAGATTAACTCCGTCCTTTACCGGGCTTCGGAATGTGCCCAAATGCCAGTCCGCTGTATGTAAAATTTTCATAAGTTCATAGCCTCCTTTGTAGCTTTCATTGCCATTACCATATTTTTCAGTTCAAGGTGTAACAGTTTGAATGTCTCGTCTTCGATTCCACAGAAGTCAATCCAATCTCTGGTCCATTCTTCTCCCACAAACAGGATGTTTCCTGCAATCGGAATCTTGTGCTCATCAAATTTGTAAAGATAGCTGCCGATCATATTCGCATGATTAGGTTTCAGCAAGCCTTCTTCATCAATCAGCATACTCACGCACTGTCCTGGTACCTTTGTTGGTCGGTTTTTCATTTTCAAGCTGGTGTATAATCTTTCCGGCATTACGTGCTCGTATATCCTGCAATCATTCCCGATCAGCTCCCTCAGCACGTGGTTTTGTGCTTCGTGTGTACCCTCCGGGAAATCATGCACCGTCATTTCAAGGTCAGTGGTAATCCGTATAATCTTCATCAGTGTGCTCCTCTCTGGCATTTTACGCATAATGGTCTGCCAAACTTATCAATCGAGTAACCATAGACCTTCTCGGAAATAACCGAACCGCAATTCTCGCAGGCATATTCCTCCTGCTGTGGCTGAGCTTCCTGTTGCGGTGCTGTCGTCTGTTCCTGATCGAACCAGTTTTTCTCTGGTTCTTCTGCTACTACGTCGCTGTCCTCTTGCTGTTCAGAAGCAAATGCAGGATTGTTAATTTCATCCTCCGGATTAAAGTCTGTCGAAAATGCTTCATTGGAAAATGCAGTGGTGATTGCCGGTGGCGTGGATGAAATCCCAAACATATTCCCCATAGAGTTCATTCCCTGCTGAAGCATTGCATTTCTGACCGTAGGATCTGTGTAATCCGGCGCAAATGTAACTGTCGGTACAACAAAAGGCTTTTCCAGCTCCGCTTTCGAGTATGTTCCCTTGATTCCAAGCAGTGCTCTGATAACTCTAAGGATCGCTCCTGTCTGAGCCTTTTCTGATGCTGTCTTTCTAAGGAGCGTCATGTTCACAAGGATTGATCTCTCGATGTACTTCTCTCTGTCGCTATCGGCAATCACATAGTACTTGTCGTACTTTCCATACTGATTAGGTTCTGTCTCCTGCTTCCATTCCCCCTTGAACATTTCAGCAGCGGCCTTGGATGCTCTCCAGTCATGGATACCCATGATTGACTTATCCATAAATTCAAGGCGGTACTTGGATTCTTCATCGTCAAGGCAGATACGCTTGGTTTCCGCATGTGTCTTGTAGCTTCCGTCTGGAAGTCTGACAGCTCCGTATGCCTTGCCTACATAGGTGTTTGTATTCTCTCTTGTAACTGTGGTGTACTCTGGATGAAACTGGATGCCTGCCGCAGTTGCCAGCTTCATAAGAAGCGGCTTCGCAGGAGAGTAAACCTCCTCATATACAGCTTTTCCGTCTCTATCCTCTCCGGTTTTTACTTTGCCAACCGAGAAGATATCTCCTGAGTTTGGTGCTGTGTCTGCTACTACTTCCATGACAGAACACTTGTAAAATGGATTGATCTGCACTGATGTAGCCGCAGGTAACAGTAGGTTGCAGTTGGGATATTTGGACTGAATTTCAGCCAAAGCATTTGAATTGTTCATAGATTAAACCTCCATATTGTATAATTTTATTGATTTTAAGCAGATGGCTGTGATACAATATGGTTGCTTACGAGGGTGTTCCGGACTTTGTCCGAGCACTCTTTTTCCATATCTCTCAGTGCACTGCATAAATCCATTGTGAATTTTGAAAAAGCAAGATTTCTCACATATTCTTCTGTCAGTTTAACGAGATACCAGTGCTGTAACACGACCTTTCTCTGTTCTCGCTGATATATGTACTTCTGCTTATGTCTGGCATACTTTAATGCCTGCTCAAACTGTTCATCTGTAATCTCGCATCCGAGCAGTTCTTCTACTTCTCTTTTTTCTACGATTTCTTTCACTTTCCAATTCCTCAAACGAATCAAATAAATAGTTAATTGCTTTCCATGCAGCTACATAAGCCACCAGTATCACAAGGTACTCACCGCCTACTGCCTTGTACCCTCTTTCCAGATACGCAACGTGGAAAGCCCATTTGCTTATTGCTCCGGTTACGAGCAATGACCAAATAACCGCTATCAAGTCTCTCTTCACTCTTCATCACTCCTTGTAAAAATAATGTTTCCCATGCTGGAATAGAAAGGTCAGATGCTCGCTGTGCCAGTTGGATTCGCTCTTGCTCTCGAAGTAAGTCGCTCCCCGGCTTTCATCCCATCCGTCAATCTGGATAAGCTGTAATGCTCTGTAACAGTCGGCATCCGGTTTGACCTCGTCATACCGGCCGTTGCTGATTGGACTGAACTGTCCGTCTTGGAAGATAACTCCTGCAATCGTGTCTGGAAACTCGTCGCTCCAAACTCTGTTCAGCACCACCAGCATTACAAGAGCTTTGCCCTCGGTGTCCTCAGATTCCGCTTCTGCCATTGCAATCTTGGCAAGCATGTAGGCATCTTCCACATCCCAGTCTATGCTTCCAAGCAGTGAACTGTCAGACGGCTGTAAGGTCGCTGTTGTTTCCTCCGATTCTGCCGGAACTGTTGTCTGCTCGGTGGTTGGTTCTTTGCTCTCTGCTACAGAAGCCACCGCAATAATCTGCCGCAAATCGTTCTTCGCTTCCGGTTCTCCGGTAAAGCTGAAAGCAAATGCGACAATCGAGGTCAGGGACATGGCAAATACCACTCCCAATGCAAATAGGCACTTGTTTCTCATGCTCCTATCTCACCTCCTCCCGAATGCTCAAATGCAAACGACATCTGACCGCTGCTCTTTTCTGTTCTCAACATCTGGCTGAAAAACAGCCGGTTCTTCTCTTGTTCCTTTGCCCTAATGTTCTGGCAATCGCACCTTTCTCCCGGATCAAGATTGCTTCCACAATCAGGGCAGACATTGTAATATGCCATGATTACCTCCTATCTGTTCTCCTGTGCAGCTACATACTGGATTGCCTGCTCAATATCCTCTTCCGGAATCTGCAGCTTATCCGCAAATAAATGCTTGTTAACTTTTCCAGAGCCTATGCTTATATACCCTTGGCTCTCGGACTCCTTGTTAATTTTGCGCATCGTCTTGTACGCAAAGTCTTCCTTGCAACCGAGTAAAATCATAACTTCCTTTACGGTCAGAAACGGTCTCGGTGCGGTTCTTACTGCTTCCATTCGCTCACCTCCTGCGGCTTGGAGCTGCTTGTAGCTCCGAGCATATATTGTATTGGATTCCCGATTTGTATTTGGATTCGAATTCGGATTGGATTACGGACGCATTTGTTGTCATTCGCTGTCAAATGTCCGCAAGTTGCTGTCAAAAATTATTAAGCCCTACTCTGCCAATCGCACCGCCGGACTGTCCTCGCCTTACGCTCGGTCCAATGATACTGCCGACATTCGAGCCCTCATTTTTTACAGGTTCTTCTTGATCCAGAGCTTCATGCTCTGTGCGATTTCCTCTACCTCTTCCAAGTTCTTCAAGATCTCTTCCAGCTGTGGCTTCTCATTTTCATCGATTACACCATCTTCCGTAATATCGAGAAGCATTTCTTTTGTTTCTCCAATCTTCCGAAATGTTGAAAGCGTTCTGATTGTGATTCTGTCCATGTCCACCAGCTCTGCTTTTGGAATTTCACTTCCTAGCGGACACATTGTCCTGCAATAGTAATTTTCCAGTTCCGGAGCATTATAGAGATCAGCCATCAGGCGGATTTCTTCTGGATAAGGAACTGCAATGCCACTCTCGATCCGGTAAAGCCTGCCTCTGTCAATCGACATATAGTCAGCAGCTCCTTCTCGGCTACTCAGTTGTTCATTGTGTGTTGCCGCTTCGCAACGAGCCTTATAAAAGATGTTGGAACTGGTCTTCGCTGTTAAATTTGCCATTTTCTACATCACCTCTACTTGTTATAATTATCTCGTATTTCATTTTGAAATGTTAATGAGCAAAAAATATCGTCAAGGGTAACATCTAAGGCAACCGACAGTTTTTTTGCCATAGAAAGCGGAGGCTTTCTTGAGCCATTTTCATATTGTGATATTGTAGTCTGCTTTAGACCAACTTGGTTTCCTAGTTCGACCTGTGACAGCCCTTTATTAACTCTTAATTGTTTAAGTGTCATCATATCGCTCCTTTCATATTTCTTTCTGAAATACATATTATGACATTGCGAAATATATGTCAACTATTTTTCAAAAAATATTTCAATACGCAATTATACATGTATTTCAAATTGCTATATAATTATATTAGGAGGTATTACCATGCTTGGAAAACAACTAAAATTACTACGTGAGACTGCTGGGAAAAGTCAGTTAGAGGTTTGCTCTGCACTTAACATAGAGCAAAGCACTTTGGCAAATTATGAGAACGACAAGAGGATTCCAAAGTTAGAAATCCTCATTAAATTGGCAGAATATTATAAAGTTTCTGTTGATTGCATACTCGGATTAGAGAAAATCGGTTCCTCCAGAGATTGCTATGATTATTTTTACGAAGATGGATTGGCAAATTGGAACATTCGAAAAAAATGTGAAGAGCTGGGAATATCGTATGAAGATGCCCTATCTAAAACAGATATTGTAAAAGAACGTTTTGATCAGCTTTGGTTCGGTGCCAACCAACCATGTGCAGAAGAACTCATCCGTTTCTCACATGTATTGAATGTATCTATTGATTATTTGTTGGATGAGTCTCGAAGAGACAAACTGGACACCAAAGAGGCTATGGTTTTAAATTACTATAACAAATATCCTGATGAAGTTATGGACTTATTGGAGGCTTTCTGTTCTTTAAGCAGGAAGCAACGAACTATTGTCATTGGCAAATGTTTTGAGTTGGAGGCATCTACAACTGTTGCAGCAGATGATAGTCCTCTGAAGAAGGCTTCTGGAAAATAATAGACCTCGCGTGGTACCGAGGTCACCATAAAAGATAGTATTTTCTGATTGGTCGTCAAATTGAAAAAGGGGGATTGTTTTTGAAAAAAAGAATTTTATATGTACTACTATCATCGCTTATTCTATGTTCGTGTGGTCACGAACAATCGGCAAGTGACAAGGCTTTAACCAATGCTAAAAAAGCTTACGAAATAGGTCAAAATTATTTATCTGGAGATATATCTGCTGAGGATGCTCAGGAACAATTAGAAAATATTGAAGAGAATATAAGTTATGCTTCTGACTACTCTTATGACGAAAGAAAAAATGATACCCAGAAGTCGGCTGATTATTACTTACACAATTACGTCTACTTCTTATCTCTCGATGTCATGATGGATAAAGGCGACCGAGGCGATGCGGATTCATATGACAAAGTCAAGGATAGTGTAAAAAAATTAAAAGAGCAGATTGACAAGTACGATTAAGGAGGTGCATACCATGTATGATGCAGACAAAACCTCACAAAAGATAAGCGATCTGGAGAGAGAATACAGGAAGTCCCAGCAGAAGAAAGGGGCTGAATCCCTTATAGAACTGGAAGCACAGGTTCGTGCCAAGCTCAAACGTCAGGCTGAGGCGGATGATAATATCTACGATCCGGAGTTTGAAAAAGAGATTGAAGAAAGGCTGGCCAAGCTCGACGAGGAATCCCGGTCCGAATTCTACCGGATCCGGACACACAGGAAGAATGACGGAATCCTCTCTGCCAGGGAGATTGATCTGCTCACTCTGGAGGCTATGGAGCGGTCATACTATCATTACAAAGGCATAGAATACGAAAAACCGAAGTATAAGAAAGAATTTCACTTCGGAGGATAAATAATCTGCAAAGAATGGAAAGGGGTGCGGCATGCCAGCATATAAATATACTCTGAAAAATGGAAAAACGATGTGGTATGCCAACTTCTACTATACCGATTGGACTGGAGAGAAGAAGCATATCTGCAAAAGGGGCTTCTCTACGCAGCGTGAAGCAAAAGAATATGAACGTACTTTCATGGATCAGCAGAATGCTACTAGCGACATACTGTTCTCCTCGCTTGTTACCAATTATCTCGAGGATATGGAACACCGCCTCAAACCTACCACAATGGAGAATAAGCGGTTTATCATAGATACAAAGCTACTCCCTTACTTCGGAAGGCAGAAAGTGTGCGACATTGATACGATCAAGATACGCAAATGGCAGAATGAGCTTATCTCATTCCGGGACAGAGACGATAAGCCTTTCTCCCAAACATATCTGAAAACTGTAAACAATCAGATGTCCGCTATTATGAATTATGCTGTCTCGCACTACCACCTCGCCCTCAATCCCTGCAAGGCCGCAGGCAGTATGGGAAAAAGCAATGCTGACGAAATGAATATCTGGACACAGGCTGAGTACGAGAAATTTTCCAAGGCTATCAGCAAATCATCCATGAAGCTGGCTTTTGATATCCTGTTCTATACCGGTATGCGTTCCGGAGAGCTGCTCGCACTGACACCAGCGGATATTCTTCCATCCAAGAGGATAGACATAAACAAAAACTATGCAAAGGTAAAGGGGAAAGAGATATTTCTGGAACCGAAGACACCAAAATCCAAAAGGTGTATCTCCATTCCGGATTTCCTGTATGACGATATCCAGGAATACATTTCAAAGCTGTATGGGATTGAAAAGGGTGATCGGATATTCTACTTCCAGAAGACTGCTCTGGAAAAGGAAATGAAAAGAGTGTCTGAAAGGGTAGGTCTGAAGCCGATCAGAGTGCATGATCTGCGGCATTCCCACGCAAGTATGCTCATAGAGCTTGGGTTCTCTGCTCTGGAAATTGCAGACCGGCTTGGTCATGAATCCGTAAAGACTACTCTTGACACGTACTCACATCTTTATCCTGATAAGGATCAGAAACTTGCGGACCGGCTGAATCAGTTCCGAAACCAGTAAAATGAAGTTGAAATCATCCGCTGATTGTGATATATTAAGCATAAAGAAAGGCACCTGCTCGAACAGATGCCTCTCAGGAGCCCCACTCCAAAAGGTGGAGTTTCCCGAGTTAGCTTATTTCTCTAAATAGAGACGCCTACTCTGGTTGCGACAGAGTAGGCATTTTTATTTTCGCTTGTTTCTCTTGTCGAGAAAGGCAAGCAACGCAATAACTAAGCTGCCAAAGGACATCAGCAGAGCTAATATCCCAATGAAAATCGAAATGATCTCATAAGCTGTCATCGGCGCCACCTCCCTTCCTATGTATTCCGGAAAACCGGTCCATTGGCTCGGGAGGCTACCACCCCCTGTCGTGGGTTCCATGGCTGTCATTTTATCACACATCACGACAATTTTCAATCCAGTATAATATGCATAGGAAAAATAATGGTGTCATTTTTCAACATCACGTTAACATCACGGAGCAAAATAAAAGAGCCACAATCCCAGTAAAATAAGGATTCGTGGCTCAAATGTCCGTTATTCAAACTCTTTTTCGGGTTTGATTTTTCATATTAATCTAATGTTATCAGGTGTTGAAGTCGTATCATTTTGATACGTTTTTACATCTCGTCAATGTGGTTTCTAAACTACTGTACCCAAATTGTACCCAGCACCATTTTTAATAGTCTTTTTCCATACTGTCTTTTGCAAAAATATATTCTTTATTCTCTACAGATAATGAATTAATCAAAAAAGCACTTTTACCATCTTGATGTACTGTTATTGAAACACAATACTCACCCGATTCATTTATTACTTCTTTCAAATCAAACATATATTTCCAATGTAAACATTCACTGTTTATTAATATTCCTTCTGCCACCTTTTCACCTTCAACTTCATTATTAACGTACTTATCTTCTCGTGCAAACAACAATTTTTCCTTTTCAACAGACTCTGTGTAAATTTTTTCTCCATCCATATTCCATATTTCTATATCCAGTCCATTATAGTTTTCTGCTGATGTATTACAAATTTCCACTATACCATCAGCATTATAACTTACACTAATTGTTGCTTTATTATTCACAATAAATATAGCACTTATAGTAAAACATAATAATGCTACAAACATCCATTCTGCAATTTTTCCTCCTACCTTCAGAAGAATTCTCTTAATTTCCTCTTTACTCTTATGTTTTACCCATTGCACAACAAGAACAATTCCAACAACTGCACACAGACAAGAGACCAAAATCCCACTCCATTTTTGACTCTCCTCTCCATAAATTGCAGATAATGGAATAGATAAAATGAATACAAAAATAATCATTATTGTATATATTCTAAAATCACTTAGTAAGTACATGTATCTGTTGTCTGATTCCTGATCATACTGCTTATAATTTTGATCCAGCGTATTGTACCTTTTTAGATCACTTATTACATACAACACTATGTCAATAAATATAATAACTGATGTTGATAATGCGAATGAAAAAAGTGCTTGCAAATACCAATACATTACCCCCTGCTCCGACCACACATTTAAAGAACTAATCGTCATCTTAAATAAAAAAGCACACAACGTTCCTATCACCGCAACAATAGCTATAATTGCTCCTAATCGGGTTGTTCTTCTTTGCTCTTTCTCAGCAGCATCTACCAATATCTCTTGCTGGTTTTCTACCTGATTTTTATCAACATCAGCACCCAACACCTCCTGCTGATTTTCTACCTGCATTTTTTGTATTTCTCTTTTTTTCATATTTTTATTTTTCTTCTTGTGTTTCTTTTTTCTCATATATTCCTCCATAAGAACAACAGTTTTCATTATAACATAACAAGGAAGCAAAATGACTTTGCCATATTACTTCCTTGCCTGATACTTTACTATATTACTTCTCTTTTCTTACCCCTTTAAAAGGTGTGTTACTAGATGTTTTTACATCCATGAATTTTCCTGTTTGTGCATCTCGCTTAGTCCATAATCCCGTTGTCGGATTATATACCTGCGATCTACCTCTAACTGCTCCCACTCGAGAATTATCTCCAACTGGTCTGTTTGTTGCCATAAAAATAGCCCTCCTATTTCATTTTGATTGTTTGTGTTTTGTTCTGGTTGTCCCACCGCTACTCAACGAAGTCTTAACTCTTACTCTTCTGTTTGATATCGGTTTTGCAGTGACTCTTATTCAAATTGTCTTTCCCATTTTCAATACCATACCTTTCTCAGTTGGGAATTATATCTTGAAATAGAAGTACAGTTTCGCTATAATCTATTTGAACTATCAAGATTCGGAATACCAACTGTGTATCCGATGTTGCGGTATTGCTTTGCAGAGCAATACCGCATTTATATTTAAAGCTCTATTATTCGAGCCCTAAACATACTTTTATTCATTGGTTACATGAACTACATTTCTTACTCTCACATCATGATGAATAAAGTTGCGGTTTGTAAGTTGTTGCGTCACTTCATCATAAACCGGAGCTGTATGTTCTGGATCTCGAATAGTTAAAATCATACAGTATTCCTGACTTAACTGAAAATCCTTTTTCACAGCTTCCTTTTCAATAAAATCGCGATATAAACCTTCTATCTTCAGATACCACTTGCGTGTAGATGGCAACCACTTATCGCGATTTGACGGGGTCATATCAGCTAAATCAATTGCATACTTCTTAACTGGATGGAACTTTTTACCATACTTAACCAGTGTACATTCCCGTTCAAATCCATTTATAGGATGTATTCCCTTCGCACTTGCGCTATATAAGCTATCAGATAAAAGGTTTTGATTATCATCCACACCTCTAGGATTTTTTATCGTCGGTTTTGTCACATCACGATCTTTCTCAGTCTCATATGTACCAAAAAACACATCGATATTTGATTGGCAATATTCTCCTGCCTGTTTTTCATCTACAAGTGATTTATTTACCAATGTAAGAATAATCTGTCCTCTAAAAAATCCATTTTCATCTACCAGACTTGTCGGAAAAGGAAAATCAAACATTTCAATAAAGCTTCCCTTTTCCAAAGTATCCCTCAAAATTAGTGTTATCTCATCTGGTGAATTGTAAAGTATCTCATTGGCACCTACAGGCATTCCAAATCCCATTTGTGCAACCTTATCTGTCATTTTCATTTTAATATCCGCCGGATACTTTGCATAATGAATCATCAACGCCCTAATAAGTAACGCATCAAAATCCTCATGCATCATGAAAGCGAGTTCTGCAGCTATTCTAGACACTCTTGGGGTAGAAAAACTTGTTCCAACATTTTTATATATATTTCCATCTAAACCAAATGACGGAACTCCATTGATAACCAATTTCCCCTTATCAACTCCAGCATTACCTCCATAAAATACCAAATCCGGTTTTACAATACTTGCAGGTCCCGGTCCAACTCTTGTAAATGGCGAAGGCATATTTGGTTCGGCATAATCATGCTCCCCCTGCGTTTCTGCAATTGAACCTACAACTAAAGAACGCACTGAATCTGCTGTCTTACTTATTCTGCTTTTGGGTAAACCTTTTGCAAAATTGTTACAATTTCCAGCTGATTTAATTATCAGAACATTATTCTCATCTTGGATATTATCCAAAGCCATACCAAACTCTGAAAATTCGTCTAATTCACTTTCCATTGTCGTTCCTAGAGATAAATTCCATATCTTTATCTCAGGATTGTTCTCAACTGCTTCACGCACATGATCAATTAATTCTTCCGGATAAATTGTCATTGTATTTCCAGGATGTACTACAGCATTAAATAATCTCACTCCACTTAAGGCTGAGATATTTGTACCATTCAGTTCATCTCCATATTCAATGATACCTGCAACGAAGGAACCATGGGAATTATCCTGATATTCCTTTGGATAATTTTCATGTACAACCGCCTCTTTCCAAGGTGCTAAGTACGGAATGTCCGCTATGCCCGTATCTAATACTCCTACCACTGGGTATTCTTCCGTTTCCTCTGGTTGTTTTACAACGACTACATTATCAGAATCTAAAATATCCATAGTTGCCATTATCGGATATGTCTTTTCAGCCGAATAGACACCCTCAAATTCTCCCATAGCATTCAGCTGTTCCAAGTTGTCAATTGTGACCCTATAAATCGTCATATCTGTAGTAAATCGCACCTTAGAATGAATTTTAATACCAGCCGCTTCACAAGATTGTTCAAATAAAATCTTTGCCATATTATTCAAGTCAAAATCATTATAATCACATAATCTAACTCGATAAACATTGTTATCAGAATCATACGGTTCAACAAAAGGTGAAAACACATCTATTCCAGAAATTGAAGAAATAAGAGTTGCCTCATCCTCTCTTCTTCCTATTACCTGGCTAATTGTACTTAGCAGACTTTCCTCTGTAACCATTGATAGCAACTGCCTATCTCCATACACACCTATCACATTATCTTTGCCGTCATTTTCTAGCAAATTTACAATTCTTCCTCTATGTGTCTTGGCAATTGCTTTATCAATAACCGTCGTTGAGATAATCATTGGCAATGCTCGCTTATTTTCTTTCCATTTTTGAAAAGAATCTTGTATGGTATTAACATTTTTACTTAAGTAGTCTACACGTTTATTTAATTCTTCTCCATGAAGTACCCAACTACCTTCATGACTATCTCCTCCGCCCTCAGTACTTCTATCATCATAATCTTTTCGTTTTTCGAAAATCTTTATTGGCAAATATTTTTCACTCAATTTTTTTCACTCCTTTCCAAACAGTTTTTTATTTGTCTTGTTGAAACATTAAAATATAAGGACGCTTGTTTTTGCGATACCCCATGATCAATCATATATTGTACCATTTGCTCCATAGTGTAATTTCCATGATTTTTAAATAAATATGCTTCGACTAAAATATCTGTAAACTTAACTTTATTCTCATCCTTTAATACTAGTTTCTTTACCATATTATTTAAAATATTTTTAATATCCGAATACGACAATCCCAATAATGCATCATATACCTTTTTCCATTGTCCTGGCTTTATTTGGCTTACATCAATAAATTCCGGCATATTTTTTATCATACTTGCAACTTCAGCCAATTCAGGCTTCGGCATTTCAATTACAGTTTGAAACCTTCTCCAAATTGCACTATCTAACAATTCATGATGATTGGTAGCTGCAATCAAAATTCCATTTTGACAATACTCATCCATATTTTGAAGTAAACTATTTACAACACGCTTTAATTCTCCCAATTCATGATGATCGTCTCGAGCTTTTGCTATCGCATCAAATTCATCCAAGAACAATACACATGGTTGCTTTTTAGCAAACTCAAATATTTTATGAATGTTTTTCGCAGTGTTTCCTAGCAATGAAGAAATTAATGTATCTAATCTTGCTACAACTAATGGCAATCCCAACTGCGACGCAATATATTTTGCTGCACTTGTTTTACCACATCCCGGATGTCCATATAACAGCAGCGACATATTGAACTCCAATCCAATCTGATCCATCTTTTCTTTGTTATTTATTGTTTCCATGAAATCCATCAATTTCAATTCAACAGCCTTAGATAAAATCAAATCATTTACAACCGGTTGGTAGTCTATTTCAACAATATTCATTCTACTTTCTTGATCAACAGGTGGCGGGGCTATAAGCGAATCTGTAACAGCCTTACTACGGTTCTTTCGTTCCAATATATCACCAATTCTCTTGCTTCCTCTTTCTTCTCCGTCTGCCGCCATTTTTTTCGCTAATAACTGTGCAAAACTAGCAACTTTATCTTTATCTCTTTCTAAACCAGCTTCAATGATTTTTCCTATCTCCGAATAATACATATGCATTCTCCTTACCTTATCATTTATATATATTATACCACATAAGCGTTTTATTTCAAGAAAAATCGTTTTATTTTTATGTTTTTCGTTTCGTTTTACTGTTTTTGCGTTTCATTTTAGATATTTTCGTTTTGTTCATACACAATAATAGGCGGCAATCTATGTTTGATTACCGCCCATTTTTATTAAACCGATAGCCGACACCCCAAACCGTCTGTATGTATATTGGCTTGCTTGGGTTATCTTCTATCTTTTCCCGTATGTTACGAATATGGCTCATAACAATGTTGTAATCCCCGAAATATGGTTCTTCCCAAACACTATCATATATCTGTTCTTTGCTGAATACTATTCCGGCATTTTGAGCCAACAACAATAATATTTCAAATTCTGTATATGTAAGTTCAATCTCATTTTCGTCACGAACCACAATCCGCTTATACTTGTCAATACAAAGTCCTTCAAAATGAAGTTTTTCTTTACAGAAGTCATCATGTTTCAGAACTTCTATTTCTTCATTAACATATGACAAAAGACGATTGAAAATATGCTCTTCTCCATCCTCAAATGATAGAATTAAAATCTTCCCAAATGATCACCCCATTTCACATCCTGTACAAGCCAATTATTTTTATGCAAATTGTTTTGTCTTATAAGATACCAATCCT